ACTGAGGCAGAAAAATCTAGGATATTTATTAAGGTTACTAAGACAAAAACTTTGGCAGCATATGGACAAATCGTTGATGTACTTTTTGCTAATAATCGTTTTCCTTTATCAATAGAACCTACCGAATTACCAGATGGTGTAGTTGCAGATGTAAGTTTTGATCCTGCTGAACCAGAACAGATGCGTGAAAATGGTTTAGACAAAGATGTTAATCCATATGGTTTTAAAGGTGACGGTAAAGAATTTCCTGCAGGTGCTACACTTAAAACATTAAATGAAATGCTTGGTCCTATTAAGGATAAGTTTGAGGGTATTGATAATGTTAAAGAGGGTGTAGGCAAAACAGCTACAGCTATTACATTTAGTCCTGCAATGATTGCAGCAAAGAAGATGCAAAAGAAAATACAGGATCAATTAGAAGAGTCCTCTGCATCTAAACACTTACGAAGCACTGCTTTTGAAATGGCACTGTTTGGTACAGGTGTAATGAAAGGACCATTTGCTGTAGATAAAGAGTATCCTAACTGGGATGAAGAAGGTGAATACAATCCTGTAATGAAAACAATACCACAGGTATCTCATGTATCTGTGTGGAACTTTTATCCTGATCCAGATGCAAACAGCATGGACGAAGCACAGTATGTAATTGAACGTCATAAACTTTCTCGTACACAAATTAGAGCATTAAAGAAACGTCCATACTTTCGTAGTTCAGTTATTGATGAAGCTATATCACTTGGTGAGAACTACGACAAACAATACTGGGAAGATGATCTATCTGACTATGCACCAGAACACGGTGTAGAAAGATTTGAAGTACTAGAGTATTGGGGTATGTGTGACGTTGAGATGCTTGAAGATCAAGGTGTAGATATTCCAGATGAACTATCAGCATTTGATGAACTACAAGCAAACGTATGGATTTGTAATGGTAAATTAATCCGTATGGTTCTTAATCCGTTTAAACCTGCTCGTATTCCATATCAAGCTGTACCATATGAACTAAACCCATACTCATTCTTTGGTGTAGGTATTGCTGAAAACATGGACGATACACAGACATTGATGAATGGTTTTATGCGAATGGCTGTAGATAATGCTGTACTGTCAGGCAACTTGTTGATAGAGGTGGATGAAACTAACTTAGTTCCAGGACAAGACCTATCAGTATATCCAGGCAAAGTGTTTAGGAGACAAGGTGGAGCACCAGGACAAGCTATCTTTGGCACTAAGTTTCCAAACGTTGCAGGTGAGAACTTACAACTATTTGATAAGGCACGAGTACTAGCAGATGAGTCTACTGGCTTTCCATCATTTGCACATGGGCAAACAGGTGTATCTGGTGTAGGTAGAACTGCTAGTGGTATTAGTATGCTTATGGGTGCAGCCAGTGGCGGCATTAAGAATGTAATTAAAAATATAGATGACTACTTACTACGTCCTCTTGGTGAAGGGCTGTTTAGATTTAATATGCAGTTTGACTTTGACCCAGAGATGCGTGGTGACTTAGAAGTTAAAGCACGTGGTACTGAATCACTGATGGCTAACGAAGTACGTAGTCAACGACTAATGCAATTCTTGCAAGTATCTTCCAACCCTGCACTTGCACCATTTGCTAAGTTTCAATATATTATTAGAGAGATTGCAAAGTCTCTTGACCTTGACCCTGACAAAGTAACTAACAATATGGACGAAGCTGCACTGCAAGCAGAACTTATGAAAGGTATGCAAACAGAACAGCCGACACCAGAGGGAGCACCTGCAGGAGCTAACCCAATGGATACATCAGGAGCAGGTGGTGGTAACATAGGCGTAGGCCAAGCACCACTACCACAGGAACAAGGATTTACAGGTAATGCAGGACAGGGAGCACCTCAACAAGCTCAAGGCGTTGGTCAGCAACCAAGCCCAGTGGGATAAATTTGACAACTATTTAGATAGTTTAATTGAACAACAACACAGAATAATGGAACAATCAGATAATGCCACTGCAATGCATAGAGCACAAGGTGCAGTATATCAATTACGTAGACTTAAATTACTAAGAGATGAGGTACTAAAAAATGTATGAAAAACAAATGGAATTGTTTAACGAAGGTGGTTTAAAAGATGAGGGTGGAGAAGTAGACCCTGTATCTGGAAACGATGTACCTATTGGTTCTACTAAAGAAGAAGTTCGTGATGATATACCTGCTATGGTAAGTGAAGGTGAGTTTGTTTTTCCTGCTGACGTTGTACGATACATTGGTCTTAACAATCTTATGAACATGCGTCAAGAAGCTAAGATGGGTTTAAAGAAAATGGAAGCTATGGGTCAGATGGGTAATGGTGATGAAGCCACACTACCTGACGATATGCCATTTGGTATGGCAGACATAGTTATTGTTGAAGGTTCAGATGAGCCAAAAGAAATGGCACAGGGTGGAGTTATACAAGCACAAACAGGTAAATTTATAACACCTATGTTTAATCCATCAGATCAAGATAACCGTGAATACAAAAATGCACAAGGTGAAAGTTTATTTATTCCATTTTTAAATGGTGAACCTGTGTACCCAATTCCTGCAGGGTATTTTCCTGTAGGTCAAGCTCCAACAGAAACTGAAGCAGAAACACCTGCACCTGCAGAAGATGATGGCGGTGGTGGTGAAAAGAAACCTGTTGTAAATGCTTTTACTGAGGCAGGTAGTTGGGCAGGTTCTCCATTAGACATGTACATTAAAGAAGCAGAAAAAGTAAGTGCCTATGGTAATATGGCTGCAGGTGCAACTGCTGCATTAAATCCAGTAGTAGGTGCATTTGTATTTGGTGCATTAAAAAATGAAAAAAGAAAACTTAATAATACTATAGATGCTCGTATTAAAGAGGCAGAAAAAGCAGGGCTAACAGATTCAGTTGCTGCATTAAAAGCTGTTAAGAAACGTATGTCACCAGAAGGACAGAGTGTACTTGAACAAGCACAGAGTACAGTAATAGGTGCTTTTAAATCTTTACTAGGAATAGAAAAGGGTACTGAAATAGATGCCAAGGTTGGGGAGTTAACAAAAAAAGCAGGTGAAATTAATGCAGAGACTACGGATGCAGATATAGAAAAACTATCAATGGCAGGTTCTATAGATGAAGCAGTAAATGAAGGTATTACTAAACCTAAAGAAGAAAATTTTGAAAGCACTGCAGAACAAATGCAAAGAGCAGAATTTATGGGCGAGTTTACTAAACCTAAAAAAGAAAATATAACAAGCAGTGCAGAACAAATGCAAAGAGCAGAAATGATGGGTGAGTTTGAGCAACAACCAGAATATATAACAAGTAGTGCAGAGCAAATGCAAAGAGCAGAGTTTCAAATGGCAGATGAAGATATACGTGCTTATATCGAAAGTATTAAAGACCCAGAAACTGCAGCAGATACACTTTCTACTGTAACAAATGTTATAGATCAAACACAAACTTCTAATTTACGTGGAAGAAATAAAGTAAGAAATAATACTAGATCAATAGAAAAACAAACAGATGAAGTATTAGAATCTGGTCCTGTTATAAAAGATACTACATCTGCAGGAGTAATAGCAGATAAACCTAGCTCTGTTACAGCTATGAGAACAAAAAGAAAAAAAGACAGAAAGAAAAAAAGACAAAGTATAATTGATCGAAAAGATCAAATTAAAAAAACAGCAGAAAAATTTAAAGAACAAGGTCTTGTTAAAAAAGGTATGACCCCAATACAAACTGTAGCTAAAACACAAGAGCAAATGAGTAAACCTAAAGAAGACCCTGATGCAAACGACCCACGTAGAGGAATGATGAAGTCTGGTGGATTGGCTTCACGTAAATAATAATTAACCACCAATATGACTAGCTACCCATCCCCCATCCAACATGGCTACGGTGGCCCTAGTGAAAGGACAGATAATGTCAGAACAACAAATTATGGCTGAAGAAATGCAGTCACCTAAGAAAGTAGCATTTGCAAATCGCAAGTATACTAATGAAGAACGAGTAAAAAAAGAAGAAGAAGAACTAGAGCAATTAATTGCTGAACAAAAAGGTGAGGCAGAAGAGGTTGAAGAACCCAAAGAAGCTGAACCTAAAAATGCTGAAGAACGTAGTTTTAAGAAACGTTATGGTGATCTACGTAGGCATCAGCAAACAAAAGAAAAAGAATACGAAGATCGTATAAATGCACTTGAGCAACAACTTGGTGAAGCAACTAAGGCAGAGTTTAAACTGCCAAAGTCAGACGATGACTTAGATAAGTGGGCTTCAACATATCCAGACGTAGCAGCTATTGTAGAAACAATTGCAATTAAAAAAGCAAAAGAACAATCTGCAGATTTGGAAAAACGAGTACAAGTTATTGATGAGATGCGTGAAACAGCAGCACGTGAGAAAGCTGAAGCAGAGTTAATTAAAATACACCCTGACTTTAGTGAGATACGTGACAGTGATGATTTCCATGAGTGGGCAGACGAACAGCCTAAGTGGGTACAAGATGCACTGTATGAGAATGACCAAGATGCAAAGTCTGCTGCTCGTGCAATTGATCTTTATAAGTCTGATCGTGGCATTGGTAAAAAGAAAAGTGCCACATCAAAAGATGCTGCACGTTCCGTAGGTACACGGAATGAACGTAGTAAACCTCAGTCTGACGCATCGGGAAATGCAGTCAGAGAGTCTGACGTACAGAAAATGTCTGCAGTCGAATACGAGAAAAAATCGGATGAGATTATGGAAGCTATTCGTACAGGCAACTTTATTTACGATTTATCTGGGTCAGCTAGATAAAAAGTATTGACATTATAGTTATTTATGATATAACTATATATATGATAGTTTAACGCAGCCCCACTATGGATACCTGCGTTATCTATATCCCCAAGCAAACAACAGTGGCTTACGGACTTACCTAGTAAATCATGGCCCATAAATACAACACAAAGGCCAAGTGTTGTAAATATGCACCCTACGATGTCTAGCCTCCAATCAAGTATCTGTGTGTTTCGCATCTGTTACTGCTAATATAAGGAGAAACCATAATGGCGTTTTCATCAGCAGCAGGTCACGGCAATTTACCTAACGGCAATTTTAGCCCAGTGATCTATTCCAAACAGGTGCAACTTGCTTTCCGCAAGGCATCTGTTGTTGAAGCTATCACCAACTCTGATTATTTTGGAGAGATAGCCCAAATGGGTGATTCAGTGAAAATTATTAAAGAACCTGAGATCACCGTGAAATCATATGCACGTGGTACGACTATTACACCACAAGATTTAGACGATGAAGATTTTTCATTGACTATTGATAAAGCCAATTATTTTGCTTTTAAGGTTGACGATATTGAAGAGGCCCACAGCCACGTAAATTTCCAAAGTCTTGCAAGTGATCGTGCTGCATATAGACTATCAGACCAGTTTGACCAAGATGTACTTGGTTATCTATCTGGTTTTAAACAATCTGCAATACATGGTAATGCTAATACTGCCAACACAACTACTAACGGTAGTGTTGCTGTATCAACTGCAGGTTCTGACGAATTGCTTACCTCAATGAAGTTAGACGGTTCTGACTTTAATGCAGGTTCAAGTGGCTCATCAGTTGCATTATTGCCACGTACAGGCGGTGCAACTGCTACACCTTCAACTACAGGTGAAGCAAACCCACTACAACTTATTGCTCGTATGGCACGTAAGTTGGATCAACAAAATGTTGACTCACAAGGTAGATGGCTTGTCGTAGACCCCGTATTCATGGAAATCCTACGTGACGAAGATTCACGTCTTCAAAACGCAGATTTTGGTGAGTCAGGTGGAATACGAAACGGTCTTGTAGTAAATAACCTACATGGCTTTCAAGTACATGTTTCAAACAATCTACCTACAATTGGTACTGGTCCTGCAACTGAAGCTGCTTCAAATGCGACTAACTACGGTGTTATCGTAGGCGGTCACAGTTCAGCAGTCGCAACTGCAGAGCAGATCAATAAGACAGAAACATATCGTGATCAGGACAGCTTTGCTGACATTGTTCGTGGTATGCATCTATATGGTCGCAAGATTCTACGCCCAGAGGCGTTGGTCAATGCGATATACAACTTGCGATAAGGGGAGGACTAGACAATGGCTACTATTACTGCACAACTAGCTCCTGCACATGGGAGTTCTTCACGAGGGCGACAGCCTTATATGATTGAGCAAACTATCGACCTAACCGCAAACAGCATTGCTCCAGGCGATGTAGTACAGGCTCTTACAGTACCTGCCAATACTAAAATTATGGCTGCAGGTATTCAAGTAACAGCTTCTGCTACTATGAACGCATCTACAGACGCAACCGCAATTTTAGGTACGGCTGTAGACGACAATGAGTATGTGGCTGCATTTGATATTGACGGTGCTGCTGATGGAGCTTATGCCCCTTCAGCTACTGTAGCAGGTGATATTGTTATCACTTCTGCAGATACACTTGATGTAACCCTTGCAGGTTCTGGCGCATCATTCACTGCAGGTACACTACGTGTGTATGCTGTATTGATGGACGTTAGTGCATTAGGCGAAATGACTGCTGACGAAGTAAGTCGAGATGCTGCTTAATTAGCAACAACTATAGGGGGGCAGGGCAACTTGCCCCTTTAGTCATATTTAACAGAAGGAATCCAAGAAAATGGCTATCACAACCGCAATGTGCACGAGCTTTAAGTCAGAACTATTGGGTGGTATTCACGACTTGGATACCCACACTCTAAAGCTTGCACTTATTAAAGCTTCACCATCAGGAACGTATGGTGCAGCAACAACTAACTATTCAGATGTAACTGGTAACTCAGATGAAGCTTCTGGTACTAATTACTCAGCAGGTGGGCAAAACCTAGATGGTGCTGCTATTACTGTAAGTGGAACTACAGCTATCGTAGACTTTACTGATGAAGTATTTGCTTCAGCTACCATATCTGCTGATGGTTGTATTATATATAATTCATCTGCATCTAACAAAGCAATTTGTGTAATTGACTTTGGTGGAACTAAAACATCTACAAACGGTGACTTCACTATTCAGTTCCCAACTGCAGATGCATCTAACGCAATCATACGTATAGCATAAATAGGAGCATAAACTATGGCTCTCGTAGTTAAAGACAGAGTAAAACAAACAACAACCACAACTGGCACTGGTAATATAGTCCTTAATGGTAACATTGATGGCTTTCAAACTTTTGCTGCTGCTTTAGCAAACGGTGATACTACTTACTATGGTATCTTTGTGCCTAGTACAAATGATTATGAAGTCGGGCTAGGAACGTGGACAGAAGGTAGTGCCACCCTAGCTCGTACTACTGTTCTTGAAAGTTCTAACTCAGGAAATGCCATAAACATTACTGCACAAGCTGAAGTGTTTATTACACAACCTGCTGAAAAAGCAGTTTATTTAAATGGTAGTGATGTAGCTGAACTAGGTGACGGTTTAAAGGTAGACAGTTCTAGTGGTTCTATTACAATTACTGCAGAGGACGGTTCAGGTAATATAGATGTAAACTTACCTCGTGACAACATTAGTCCTTTATCAACAATTACAGTTACAGTAGTAAACTCTGGTGGTAACAAGTATGCACTTGATGGTACAGTACAACAAACTGCAATACTTAAACCATCTGTAACATATCGGTTTGATCAATCGGATAGTTCTAACTCAGGACACCCATTAAGATTTAGTACAACGTCAAATGGTACTCATGTCGGTGGTAGTGAGTTTACTACAGGTGTTACTACATCAGGTAGTGCAGGTAGTGCAGGTGCTTATACTGAGGTACGTTTTGAACAAGATGTAGCTGCAAAACTATATTACTATTGTAGTGCTCACTCAGGTATGGGTGGAGCAGCAGAGATTAAAAGTATATCTACTACAGGTGGTACATTTACAGGAGCAGTAATAGGTACAGATTTAACACTGTCTGGTGATCTTACAGTAAATGGTACTACGACTACAGTTAACACAACTAACATGGTTGTTAGTGATGCATTGATAGAACTTGCCAATGGAACAACAGGTACACCTGCAAATGATGCAGGACTTGTTATAGAACGTGGTGATAGTAACAATGCATTTATAGGTTTTGATGAATCAGCAGATAAGTTTATTGTAGGTACAGGTTCATTTACAGGTGCAAGCACTGGTGATCTTACAATTAGCACAGGTACACTTGTAGCTAACGTAGAAGGTAATGTAACAGGTAACGTAACTGGTAATGTGTCGGGATCATCTGGTTCTACAACAGGTAATGCTGCTACTGCAACTGCCCTTGCAACAGCTAGAAATATCGGTGGTGTTTCTTTTGATGGTACTGGGAATATTGATCTAGCAGGGGTAAACACTGCAGGTAATCAGAATACCTCTGGCAACGCAGCTACTGCAACTGCCCTTGCAACAGCTAGGAATATAGGCGGTGTATCTTTTGATGGTACTGGAAATATAAACTTACCAGGAGTTAATACATCAGGTAATCAGGACACATCTGGTAATGCAGCTACAGCAACAACAGCAGGTACAGTCACAACGGCTGCACAACCTAACATTACATCTTTAGGTACACTTACAACTCTTACGGTTGATGACATCACAATCAATGGATCAGCTATCAGTGATAGTGGTGACTTTTACATAGATGTTGGCGGTGATATTAACCTTGATGCTGACGGTGGTAATATACGCCTACTAGATGGTGGAACTCAGTTTGGTAAGTTAACCAATTCCTCAAGTGATTTTGTTATATCTTCAAGTGTAAACGACAAAGACATAAAGTTTGCAGGTGCAGACAATGGTGCGGATATTACTGCCCTCATTCTAGACATGTCAGATGCAGGGTCTGCTACTTTTAACCATGACATAAAATTAGGTGACAACGGCAAAGCTATCTTTGGCGCAGGGTCAGATTTACAAATGTATCATGATGGTACACATTCCTACATTACTGATGTAGGTACTGGTGACCTTAAAATTACATCTAATGGTAATGGTGTTGCTATAAATAAAAATAGCTCAGAGGTAATGGCAACCTTTAGCACTGATGGCGCAGTAAGCCTTTACTACGACAACTCCAAGAAGTTTGAGACAACATCAACTGGCGCAACTACCCATGGTATAGCACTCGCAGACAGTGTCCGTGAGGACTACGATGCTCTTTCAGGTACAAGTCCAAACGTTGACGTAAACAGTGGTGGTGGATTTAGCCTTACAACCAGTGGCAATACTACATTTACTTTCACAAGCCCCACATCAGGGGTGGCGGTTGGTTTTGTTTTACAAGTAGTCGCAGGTGGTACTCACACACTCACATGGCCCAACACAGTAGATTGGGCAGGTGGTACTGCACCAGATGCCCCTGCGAGTGGGGAAAGTAATCTGTATTCTTTTTACACAAGAGATGGTGGTAGCAACTGGATAGGCGTACTGTCTGCTGCTGCTTACGCATAAGGAATAGCTAATGTCTTTTGGACAAAATCCTTTTTCTGTAGTAGCTTTTGGTGAAAGCTCACAACAAGAAGATGCTACATTTGCACTCACAGGTGTAGTAGGCACAGGTGCTGTAACTGCAGCAGAAGGTAAAGGTGGTGCTAGTGTAGCTATTACAGGTGTATCTGCTACAGGTACAATAGGCACACCTACCGAGCAAGGTAGAGTAACACATGGTGTTACAGGTGTCGCAGGTACAGGTACATTAGGTAGTATTGCAATTACTGGTGGTGCAGGTACTGTAATATCAGTCACAGGTGTAGCAGGTACAGGTGCAGTCAATGGCATTACATTTGGTGGTGATGCGAACGTAGCATTAACAGGTGTATCAGCTACTTGTATTACAGATGACCCTTCTGTTAATGGGGATGAAATTACTCCTTCAGCAGATGCTAACTTTAGTATTACAGGTGTAGCAGGTACAAGTGCAATAACTGCAGCAGTAGGTAAGGGTGGTTCAACTAATGTACCTACTGGACAAGAAGCCACAGGCTCTATTGGCTCTGTAACTATTGTAGCTAAATGTGTACAAACACCTGCCAGTGCAGTGGGAACATCTGCAGCAGGAACTGTAACCATAGTCTGTAAGGCTGTAGTTGTACCAACAGGAGTTCAAGGAACGTTTACTGTAGGTAATGAAACTATAAATGCAGTACAGTTTGACTATGAGTCAATAAAACAAAACTATAGTAGAGCACGTACAGTTTATTTGTCTTCACATTCTTCAAATACAAACACGTCATATGTACGTGCAGCATAATAGGAATATATAATGTCATTAAAATGGCCTAACAAAGACCCTGATGAAATACTAGACTACAGCATAGACTGGTCACGTTTTATTGGTTCTGCAACTTTAAACACTGCAGCTTGGAGTGTAGACAATGCAGATGGAGTTAAGACTACACTTGTTGCAAGTGGTCCTATAGTACATGGTATACAACTCGTATCTTCAACACTTACAAATACAGTAGCTACTGCACGAATAAGTTTAGGCACAGATAATATAAAGTATAAATTTCATTGTACTGTAACTACATCTGATGGCTTGACATTTGAACGTACAGTATCTTTACGTGTGAGGGAAAAATAATGGCATATAATTTTTTAGGTCTTGTCAACGAAATAAATCGTAGGCTCAATGAAGTAGAGCTTACAAGTTCTAACTTTTCTACAGCTACAGGTTATTATAATTCAGCTAAAGATTCAGTAAATGCTGCTATTCGTCATATTAACCATGAAGAGTTTGGTTGGCCTTGGAATCACGTAGAAGAAGAAGATATATTAACTGCAGGTGTTACACGGTACGGCTATCCTTATGATGCTAAAACAATTGACATGAATAGCTTTCGTATTAAACGTAATAGTAACTTAAATATCACAACTACTAAACTACAAAGCATGACCTATCAAGAATATCTTGACAAGTATTCTGACTATGAGTATAATACCGATACAGGTATACGAAGTAAACCAAGATATGTAACTAGAACACCTAGTCAAGAATTTATAATATTTCCTACACCTGATAAAGCATATGAATTAGTATATGAATATTATCGTAATCCTGTAGAATTAGAATTACAAGATGATGTACCTACAGTACCTCAAGAGTTTAAACATGTAATAACTGATGGTGCTATGTACTATGCTTATCAATTTAGAGGTGATAATCCATCTGCACAATTGTCACAACAAAAATTTGAGCAGGGTATTAAGTACATGCGTAGTTTACATATTAATACTTATGACTATGTACGTTCTACTGTAAAGTATAGCAATCCAAGCACTTTTGGTTTATTGAAAGTATAAAGACGTAATGGCTACAGAATGGCAAACATTTCCTATACAGTTTGGTGGAGGGTTAATTTCTAATCTTAGTCCTTTACAACATGGTATGTCTAACATAGGTTCTGGGGCTATACTACAAAACTTTGAACCTACATTAGACGGTGGTTATAAAAAAGTTCTTGGTTATAGCAAATTAATAAACACTGCAGTAACAGGATCAGGTATTGTGCAAGGTGTATGTGTAGTTCCTGACTCAGGCTCACAAAAAGTAATTGCAGTACGTAATGGTGTTTACTACTTAGCAAATGCAAACGATGGATCACCTAGTTGGTCTTCTCTAGCAACTGCTGCAGACACTAATATTTTAAAAGTACGTAAAGAAAACTATAACTTTACAGGCACAGAAAAAATTGTATTTGTTGATGGTGTAAACTATCCTGCTTATTTTAATGTTACTAGTGGTGCATTAACGTATCTTACAAATTCAGGAACAGGTAATACTGCAGTAGAAGATGCCTCTTATGTAACACTATTTAAAAGTACTTTATTTTTTACAGTTGGCACAGACCTTGTGTTTACTTCTCCAGAAACAGATACTGACTTTAATCCTGCAAATGGTGCAGGAAGTATAAATGTATCTTCAACTATTACAGGTACAGCAGTATATCGTGATAACCTTATTATATTCTGTGTAGATAAGATACTACGTTTGACAGGTTCTAGCTCTGCAGATTTTACAGTATCAACAGTTACAGATAGCATTGGTTGTTTAGAACCAGATACTATTCAAGAAGTTGGTGGTGATGTTTTGTTTCTTGCACCAGATGGCATTAGATCACTTAGCTCAACAGAACGTATTGGTGACTTTGGATTGGATGTTGCATCTAAAAATGTAAGACCTACCCTAAGTAGACAAATTTCTACAGGAACACATTTTAATAGTTATATACTTCGTGAAAAAGCTCAGTATCGAATATTTAGTTATACAAGCACAGAACGTGCAAGTGTTGCTAAAGGAATGTTAGCTACTAAATTTATTGATCAAGGTGGGCAAGGTTTTCAGTGGGCAGAGTTAAAAGGTTTTAAGGTATATGTTTCTGACTCTAATTTAATAGACGATGTTGAAAAAATATATTTTGCAAATGAAGATGGATTTATATATAAAAAAGAAGTAGGTTCTAATAGGGATGGTAGTGCAATTGATGCAATATATGAATCAGCTTATATGCCTATTACCGACCCACAAGTACGTAAAACATTTTATAAATTAGATTTGTATATTAAACCTCAAGGATCGTTTACTTGTAAAGCTAGTACTAGACTAAATAGAAACGATGCAAATAAAATACAGCCTCCTGTATTTGATATAACTGGAACAGGTGGTGGTGCAACATATGGTTCTACACAATCAATTTTTGGTACGTCTTTATTTAGTACAGTTGAGGACGAAACATACAAAAATAATTTAATGGGTTCAGGTACAACAGTTGCTTTACGTATTGAAGATAATAGTACTAACGCCAGTTTTACTCTAGATACTGCAATCTTAGAGTATACTATAGAAAATAAAAAGTAAGGAAATAACATGGGTACAGGTTACACACGTGCTGATACATCAGACAACATTGCTAACGGTAACGTTATTGATGCTGATGATCTAGACACAGAGTTTAATGCGGTAGAAAGTGCTTTTAGTAGTTCTAGTGGACACACTCACGATGGTACTGCTGCTGAAGGTGCTCCTATTACAGTTCTTGGTCCTGCTCAAGATGTTGTTGCAACAACTTCAGTTCTTCGTCCTAAAACTACAAACACAGTAGACTTAGGTACATCTAGCCTTAAATATAAAGATGCATACTTAGCAGGTGATCTTAATATTGGTGGTGCTGTAACTTCTAGTGGTGCAGTAAATTTAGGTTCTACATCAATTACTGGAACATTAGCAGTATCTACAAACACTACTCTTACAGGTACTCTTGCAGTTAATGGTAACACAACTCTAGGTGATGCAGCTTCAGATACGGTGACAGTTAATGCAGACATTGCTTCAAATCTTATTCCTTCTGCTGATAACACTTATGATCTGGGTGCTAGTGGCTCTGAGTGGAAAGACCTCTATATTGATGGCACTGCTAATATTGATACTGGCTCTATTGATACTGCAAATGTGGGAACTCTAGCAGTATCTGGAGATGCTACTGTTTCAGGTACAATTACAGGCGATTTAACAGGTGCAGTTACAGGTAATGCAGATACAGCAACTACACTTGCTACACCACGTACTATTGCTATATCGGGAATTACTTCAGCCTCTGCTAACTTTGATGGTTCTGGAAATATTGATCTTGCTACAACAACTCTTACATTAGGCGGTACGGCAGTTACATCTACAGGAGCAGAGTTAAATATACTTGATGGTGTTACAGCTTCAACTGCAGAGTTAAACTTGCTAGATGGTGTAACTGCAAGCACTACAGAAATTAATTTTATAGATGGTGTAACATCTGCAATACAGACACAACTAGATGCAAAAGTTGGTGAAACACACACAGGTGATGTTGACATTACTGGTGAACTTGTGGTACAATCTTACAACGAAACATATCAAAGTATTTCATCATCAAGTAATACAACAACTGTAAATTGTGAAACTGGTAATGTATTTGAAGCAACATTAAGTGAAAATACAACGTTTGTTTTTAGTAATCCACCTGCCAGTGGTACAGCTTATGGTTTTTCTTTAGTAGTTAAACAAGATACAGGTAATAGTGGCTATACAGTTACATGGCCTACTAGTGTAATATGGAAAAAAAGTGTTACACCTCCTTTAACATCTGCAGCTTCAGGTATAGATCAGTTTGGATTTTACACGTATACTGGTGGAACTACGTGGTATGGATTTTTAGCAGCAAACAATATGGGGTAGATAAATGACAAGTTGGAAAAGAGTTTTATTAGGTGGTGCTGCAGGTGGTGGTGATGGTCTTTGGTCCTATTTTAAAATCACAGGCGCAGGTGGAAATAACCGTGGTTGTGGTTTCGATACAGATGGAAATGTATATTATGGAATGTATAATGTAAATGATAGCTACAATAGAATTTTAGTTAAATTTGACTCTGATTTACTTTTAACAAAAGAAGTTGAAATAGACTCTAATTCAGGAGGAAACAGTAATTATTTTCCAACAGGTGCTGTTGCATTTCACGAAGGCCATGTATACACAGGTGCTACAGTTTCTACTATAGCAAATAATTATAATCACTGTGCTATGGTAAAAACAAATCCCGATTATGCTTCAGGTGATGGTAGTAGAACTTTTCAGGGTGGTACTACAACTGCTACAGCTTTTCAAAATATGCATATAGATGAACATATTGATGCGGTAGTAGGAAGTTATAGAAGTAGAAGTTCAGCAAACGCAAGAAATTCTGAATATGGATATGCGTGGGATGCCGATACTAGTAGTAACCTTGACGAATATTCTGTTACAAGTAATTACGTAAATACCCACACAAGAGGGTGGCAGTGGCAACATAGCAGTGGTGTAAATACCTATTTAGCAGGTGTGGCACTTAGCCCTAATTTAGGGGGTGTATATCAAACTAAAGCCAATGCTTACGGTACGTATACTGATATAGGCTCAATATCTAACTTTAATGGTAGTCAGGCAATGGTTGCAACTTATTGGCCTTATGCAGCCTCAGGTGCATCATGGAGTAGTAGCTATGCGGTAGCAAATACAATAGAACAAACAGGTCACACTAATATGGTGAGAGATAGTAATAATAATATTTACTTTGGTCATCAAATGAAAATAAGTAATGGATCAAACGGAGTATTGGAGGTGGAGATGGCTATCTTTAAAATTTCGTATAGTACAGGAAATGTTACAGCAGTAAAATCATATAAATTTGACACTTTACATGTTCCTAATTTAAATACAATGAGTTTAATATGTGGTACAGATGATAGACTATTTGTTGGGGGATCTGGTTATTATTTTACAAGTTCAAGTGATAGCACTCTAAGATACAAAGAACTTTTTGTAATGGAATTAGATACTAGTTTAGCAGTTCAACGTACTATTAGTATAAAAGCAGACCTTACAGCTACTGCAGGATCAGTTACTAATGATCTTTATGGTTATTCCGTAGATAGAACGAATGGCAATATTTACATGGTAGGGGCTTGGGCTGATAATGGTATAACTAGTTCCGATAGATATAGCCATTTTATAGCTAGGATACCTCTTGATGGTTCTTCAAATGGAAGTTATACAATTCAGAATATGCCATTTTCAATAGAAAGTCCTTCAGTTACTACAACAAGTCGAACAGCAGCTACTGGAAGTGTAGGAAGTTACTGGAGTGTAAGTAACAATTATATTAGTAATTATGGTGGTCAAGATACCCCTAGTTATACAGATAAATCTAACACTAATTCTGTGGCTAATATATTTAGTGTAACACCAATTTAATGGAGATTAAAAAATGTACGTAAAAATTAAGAATGGAAGTGTGGATGTTTTTCCTTATACTTTTAACATGTTAAAAAAGGAAAATCCCGAAACGTCTTTTCCTCAAGAAATACCAGAAAGTGTATTAGCATCATATAATATTTATCCTGTGGTAAGTCAAGATGCGCCTTCTGATTTTAACCCAAGAACACAGAATATAAATTTATCAAGTGTGCCTACTTTAATAGATAATGTATGGACTAGAGTATGGACAGTTACAAATAAAACTCAGGAAGAAATAAATGAAATAAACGATAGACAAGCACAAATGCAAAGAGATCATCGTAGTTTTCTTTTTGCTGAAACAGATTATTGGGCTTTATCTGATACACCTGACATGACTGCTGATCAAATAGCTTATCGTGAAGCATTACGTAATATTTCTACGCACTCTAACTGGCCTTGGTTAGAAGAATCAGATTGGCCTACTAAACCATAAGATGTAAACTATGGCAGATATTAAACTAACATCAGAAGAAATAGAGGTAATGCTAGACAATGCAGCTAGGCGTGGTGCTAAAGAGGCACTACGTTCTATTGGGCTACTTGATAATGATGCACAAAAAGATATATTAGAAATGCGTAACTTGATAGAAGCATGGAGAGATACACGTAGAAGTATATGGAGCACTGTAGTAAAGTTAGCTACAGTTGGAACACTAACATTCATAGCAGGTGCTGTTTGGATGACATTTGGTAAGTAAGGCATAAACAATGAATAATCAATTTAAAAATCCTACATTCGGTGGTTTTAAACCAAATGCAATGCAACGTATTGCAGGAACATTAGGCTATACAGGAGAGATGTCTGGGTTTAATTCTTACCTAGAGCAAAACCCTGACAAGAAAAACCAAATGGATGAGTTTAAAAAAGCAGCTATGATGATGGCTAAAGGTGGTGCAGTACGAAAGTTTCAAACAGGTGGGGCAACAGGTGCAGGTTTAGATTCATTCTTACTTGAAGGGGGATACAAACCACCAGAGAATACAGGACCACCACAGTTAGAATTTACAGATACGGTAAACCCATCTATGGATCAGTTTAATTCTAGTGGGGGTAATGTAGCATTAAATACAGATACGGTAAACCCATCTATAGATCAGTTTAATTCTAGTATGAAAAATACGATGAATCAGTTTAATACTGTACAACAAAATGCAGCAGGTACTTTTGACGTAGTTGATTCTTCAGGTAAAGTTATTAAAACTAATATAGACACTCAACAACAAGCACAGCAAATGACAGGTCAACAAGGAGGCTATGATCCATCACAAGGTATGCCAGAGCCATTAGGTGAAGATGTAGTCAATCAATACACAGGTGATGCTCCTGTTCATTTTAATACAGAACTTAAACAAATGTTTACATCTGGTAATATTCCTTCTGATCCAACTAAGTATGAAATTACAGGTAAGTCAGGTGACTGGACAATTACATATGCAGATGGTACAGCAATTAAAAATAGAGCAAAAAATCCTGCAAGTGTAGAGAATGATGCTAAAAATATTATTCCCCAATACATTAATAAGTTTAAAGAAAGCCCAGAGTATACACAAAATAAAAATCAACAAGATGCGTACCGTAACTTTTTATCTAGTGGTGTAACTTCAGGTGTAACTGGTGACATTGAAAATGTTGAACAAGAATTTAATACTACTCAATCCAAGTATACACAATTACAGTTAGAGTTAGAACGTTTAAGTAATCAAGCTAAAGCTAATCCAGACGATCCTTATTTAAAAGAACTTGTAGAAACTAAAGGTAAAGAGTTTTCTGATACTAAATTACGTTTAGATCAACTTACTCCTTTGTATCAGTCAACACAAAAAACTATATCAGATGTAATGACTGAACGTGCAACTGATCCTACTTTACCAGAAGGTGCTCGTGTTGATCCAAAACGTATTCAACAAAACCAAGGTCAGTTTATTGAGGCAGGTAGTGGTCAAGTATCTGGTGATGGTGGCATAAGTGAAGTTGCACTAGCAGATACATATCTTTCATCAAATGTAGAACAACCCAATACATCTAAGTATGAAGCAGATATAAGTACAGATAAAGTTGCTGCAGCTACAAATGCATTAGATTCTGCACAGACAGATGAAGACGATCCTCGTTCTAAAGTAACTGCTGCAGCTACTACATCAAGTATGGTAGGTGATCTAAATGCAGCACAAGGTACTGCTACTATCATGGAGAATGAGGTACAACGTGAGATACAAGACGGTGAATTAATATCTGGTGCTGCTGCAGATGCAACTAAAGCAGCTAAGTTTACTGAACAGATTGATGCTGCAACAGCTACACCTTCAGAAAAAGCTACAGTACAGGGTCAGTTAGTTGGCCTTATGGAACAGTTTGAAGGTAAAACTCCTCCTGCATGGGCTGCAGGTGCAGTACGATTAGCTAATGAAAGAATGGCTGCACGTGGTCTTGGTTCTTCATCAATAGCAGGACAGGCTATTTTACAGGCAGCTATGGAAGCTGCACTACCAATTGCACAAGCTGATGCTACTACACAGGCAAGCTTTGAAAAGCAAAACTTATCTAATCGTCAAGCACGTGCACTACTTGCAGCAGAACAACGTGCAACATTTATTGGGCAAGAATTTGATCAAGAGTTTCAGTCACGTGTATTAAATGCGAGTACCATTAGTGATATAGCCAATCAAAATTTTACTGCTGACCAACAGGTGCAGTTAGAAAATTCACGTATGGCACAGACAATGAACTTAGAGAATTTATCTAATCGTCAGGCTATGGTCCTTGCAGAGGCATCTGCATTAGCAAGCTTAGATATAGCTAATTTAAATAACAGACAACAAACATCTGTAGAAAATGCAAAAAACTTTTTAAATTTAGACTTAGCTAACTTATCTAATGAGCAAGCAACAGAGATATTTAAAACAGCACAAAATATACAATCTATGTTAACAGATCAAGCTGCTATAAACTCATCAAAACAGTTTAATTCTCAATCAGAAAATCAAGCTAATCAGTTCTATGATAACTTAAACTCTACAATTAACATGCACAATACTGAACAAAAAAATGCACAAGAACGTTTTAATACAGGGGAGATTAATGCAGCAAACCAATTTAACGCAGAGATGAAGAATAATCGTGAGCAATTTAATGCAAGTAACCAACTAGTAGTAGATCAATCTAATGCTACATGGCGTAGAGAAATTGCAACACAAGATACTGCTGCCATTAACCGTGCAAATGAATTAAATGCAATAAATACACTTGACATATCTAATACTGCTTATAATAATCTGTGGCAGCTATTTGGAGATCAGATGGAATGGGCATGGACAAGTGCAGAAAATCAACAAGATCGTATAAACGAACTAGCACAAGAACAGCTATCAGTTGAAGAACGTAAGCTGATGCTTGATGCAGAGTCATCTAGGTCATTTGGTAGCCTTGTGAGTAGTCTATTGTTTAGTGATTTAAGTAACACATTTACAGGAAGCCTCTTTGGTTTAGGATAAGGAAAGAATATGATTAATTTATATACTGCTGCAGCAAAAGGATATTCAAAAGCTGTACGTGATTTAGAAAAACAAAATAAACCAAAAGTAGAACCACAAAAAACTGGTGGTTTATTAGCACGTGATATGTCACGTATGCCTAAACAACAAGAAGGTAGCAATAAAGAACCATATGATATGGTGCTAGATGCAATGAAACAAATTCGTGAATATAGGAGTAAACTTTAATGTCACAAAATTATCGTAAGAGTTTTAATGCTCCTATTCCTGGACAGAGCTTGACTGCTGAACTGGGTGCACGTCCTTGGCAACACCCACCACAGTATAGTACAGTAGAAGAAGCTATGGATTTCTATGCACCAAGAATACTAGAGCCACAGTTTCGTGATCAGATAGTAGATGTAATGGAACTAGGTATTCCCCTTACAACCATAGCAAACTCCTTACAATCTGGCGGTGTAATGCAAGGTAAACATAGTATAGATGTAGGTATACTTATCATGCCTGTACTTATTGAAATGTTATCTTATGTAGGTGATGAAGAAAAGATTGAGTATGTTGTAGGTACAGAGATGGAAGATGAAGATAAGGATAAGTTTCGTGACTCAACAATTGCAAAGGCAATACGTAGTGTAAAAGAAAAAATGGAAGAAGAAGGTAAAGAACCCATAGAGGAGTTACCTGAGAGTGGTATTGAAGAAGAAGAAAGTATGGCTGAAGAACCTGCGGCTGCAGGACTAATGGCACGGAGGCAGTAATGGGATTTAATTTTGGAGCATTTGTTGGTGGTGCATCTGACAATTTAGTTAATATGATTAAGACTAAAGAAGCACAATTATATGAAGAACAAAAAGATGAGAAGGAACGGTTACGTGAGGCTCGTGTAGAAGCTACAAGAAAACGTCAGGCAGATGAAGAGGAAGCTAAAGGTCTTATAGAGTCTCTTAGTTTATTCTATACACCAGATCAAGTAAAAGATATTATGGCAAATGGTAAAGCCCCTGCTAAGTATGCAATAAATCATGGAGAGTATATGGCAGGTAGAGGGCTAAGTGCTTCTGCTAGTTACTCAATGCCTAAAACAAGTGTTCAAAGTGAATTTACTTTTGATATTAACGATCCTCGTGGATCACAAGTAAGTCCACAAATGGCAGCTATGGAAAAAGAACAGGTAGATAAAGCAATAAGAGAAGCTCCTGTAGATTCTACTCAACCATTTATATCAAGGTTTACACAACCACCTAAAGAAGATGATATGACTAAAGCTAAAACGTTTGAAGCACGTTTAGTTGAGTTGGATTTTCAACGTACAAATGCAACAAGTCAACAGAAACGTGATGAGTTTGATCAAGCATACAATAATACATTGGATTCGTACCAAAAATTTAAAGAAGATTTAGATGGTAAAGGTACAGATACTTCAGGTTTAGATTTTAGTAAACAAAGTAGGGATAGTCATGTTGATAATGAAATTCAACGTACATTTGAGTTAGAAGGATATGCAGAAAAAGATATATCGGGTAAAATTAAACTTGTACAAACAGGTAATATGGCTAACTCATTTGCTTTACGTTATCGTGCACATGGTAATCTTGTTTCTCAATATGGGGATTCTACTGACAAAGCATTTACAACTATGATTAATAATGTTAAAAATGGAACAGATCAATCTGTTAATGTATATAGACAAAACGTATATCGTGCTCATTTAGGTGTTCAACGTGCTGCAGCAGATAACAATACCACAATTGAAGCACAGGATACAGCAACAGCTAATAAGTTTAAGCCTCTTCCATCTGAAGGTAGAACAAAAGAAGAGGTGATGAGCCAAGCTGCAAAAGGAATGTATGGACAAAACGATGTTGTTCAGTATACGGACGAAAATGGAACATTAAAAATGGCATTAGTTAGTGACTACGGTGTATTATTCTAATGGTAGAGTTTGTACCTTTTGATAATCAATTAAAATCTAAAGAAGATGAAGAGGATACAGTCGAGTTTGTACCCTTTGGAAAACCTATATCCGTTAAAGAACCTACAGTACAAGAACCTTTACAACAGGAGGACTATGTTAAAGAACAAAACACAACTCCTGTAACTGATATTGATGCACCTACACAAGACCAAATGAATGAGGTGTTTGAAACAGAGAAAGAAGATGCAGAAATAGCAGACGAACCTGTTGAAGACCCTCGTATTGAAGCAGCAATTGTAGAGGCTCGTAAAAATTATGCTGAACGTGATAAGGATATAAGTGCAGAAAAAGAATATTATGAAGGGTTAGCTGCACAGTATGGTAATGAAGAAGCAATTGAAAAACAAAATGATTTACTTGCCTTATCTGATTATGAAAATAGGACAGAAGATAACGAAACAAAGGTACAAGAAGAAGCAGAGTATATACGTAGTTATATAAACAGTACAGAAAATCCAATTCACAGAAAAATAATTAATGAACTATTAGATGCAGGGTATGGCACTGATTCAATATATCGTGTGGTAACTGGTGCTGAACTTACTCCATTCTTAGGTACTGCACTGGCTATTGAAGAAGTAGATGATACTTTAGAGTTAGCAGGAGAGCTTTGGAGAGAGGGAGACTTAGCTGATAAAGGATTGGCAGCTTCCCTAACTGTGCTTTCTGGTTTAGAGATAGCAGGTACTGCAATTATTGGTGGTAAAGGTGTAGCAAAACTATTGGGTACTAACAATGTTAAAAAATATTCACGTGCTAAATTAAATTCCAAGCAAGCTGCTGAAGCAGGGAGTGAAGCAGCAGAAGAAGCCGCAGGTAAAGCTAAGAAAATTGCTGAAGCTAACCCAGAAACGAAACAAGCTTTCATTGAGGCGTTTGAAGAACGTACTGGTAAGATAATTTCAACAGGAGATAAGGGCAATAAGGTAATTGACCCTACACTCACACGTAAAGCAGGTAAAGAAACATCAGAAGAAATACTAAATTATAAAAACAAACCTGTAAAAGATACACTTGAAGAGGGTATAGTTGCTCAGACTGTACCATTTGCTCACTTAACAGACGATCCAGATGTGCTTGTCTCACCACTACTTAAACCAGAAAAGTTTGATGCTATTGTAGCTATTGCTACCGATCTTAAAAAGTCTAACCCCAAAGCATTTGGTAAAAATAAAACTATAATTGATGATTTGTTTGAGTTGAGTGTAGATAAAGAACTGTTTGCTGATGATAAATTAAATGAACTTCTTACAAAGTACAACCTTTCTTACGATGACTTTGTACTATCTGTTGTAGGCTCTGGCTCTGAGGCAGGTAAGATATTAAACAAACTATCACAGATAGCTAAAGCACGTCCTGTTACTGCTGTTAATGCAGCAAAAGAAAAAGCTGCCAAAGAAGCAGCAGGAAACATACGTAAAACATTTATGAGAATGGAAAATATTAGACGTGGTGCACTTGTGTCTCAACTTGCTACTGCCTCACGTAACCTTACATCAGGCATGATAAGAGCACCTATGGAAAGCCTTGGTAATGTCATGGATGAATCCTTATACCGTCTATCAAATGATGGTTTAGGGTCTGCTGTAGGTGCAGTATTCAATGGTGATGTATGGACAGATAGCTTTCGTCAGATGAAGTATATGTTCCGTAATCCTGTTGAGGCTAAACGGTACACTGACATGCTATTAGATCGTCCAGAACTAGGTGATCAATATGATCGTATGTTTAATAACCTCAATGAAATACAGGCACTCACAGGACGTGGTAAGGGTGGAGTAGGTGATACTATCCTTACTGCACTTGAGGATGGTGTTGATGTATTAAATACACCTAACCGTATGCAGGAATATCTTATTAGACGTGGTGCATTTTTTGGTGAGCTTGAGAGGTTATCAAGACGTGAATGGGATATTGATCTTGTTGATGCACTTAATCAAGGTAAAATACGTGACCTGTTAAACGACTCTAAATCTGTACGTCCTGCAGGTGGACGTAGCTTTATGGATTTAGTAGATGATAGTGTTAATAGAGCACTTGATATAACATATGCTAAACAACCTGATCTTCCCCCACTTCAAGAATTGTCAAGTTTTATTACACGTAATGGTTTGACTGTAATTACACCATTCCCACGTTTTATGTTTAACAGTATGGAATTACTTGGTCAATATGCAGGTGGTGCATCTATACCTATAACACGTAAAATGGCAAGCATCGTAATGAAAGGGCAACGTGGTCCACTTACAGCCAAAGATCGTCAACGTATTCAACGTAACGTCTTGGGTTGGGGAGCAATTGGTGGTGCATATTTATATCGTACTAGTGATGATGCAAACCCAGACTATAAAATGCTTAATACATCTGAAGGTGAGATGCTAGATACTACACCACAGTATCCACTACGTCAGTTCTTATACCTTGGTGAAGCAGCCAAACGTTTATTTAGAGATAACACTATGGGCGATTGGTTTAACATAAGAGAGTTTCAAGATACTTTCTTAGGTGTAAACTTACGTACAGGTGTGGGTAATGTTTTTATTGAAGAGGTTGCTGACCTTGCAACTGGTCTTGATTTAACTAAAGGGGAAAGCTCTGCCAAATTACTTGGTGGTGCACTAGGAAACTATTTATCTACGTGGCTTGTTCCGTTTGCCCAAGTTGTTGAAGGTCAACGTGCAGCAGGACTACGTGGAACAGAGTATAAGGATGTACGTGAAGACCCCGATCTAGGTTTCTGGTCAACACTTGGTAATGAAGTTAAACGTCCATTTGATCAACGTGGTTTTTCTATGTTACCAAGCACAGAAGAGCAATTACCAGAACGTGAGTTTCTATATGCTGAAGACGGTACTAAAAATCGCACCAATGTTTTAACACGTATCATTACTGGTCTTAACTTTCAAGAAAGAGATGCACAGTATGGTGAGTATTTAAAGAGTAAAGGTATGCAAGAATGGGAACTTGGAAGTAAGTCTCGTGTTCCTAAGATACAACGTATAGAAAATAAAGAATTGCGTAAACATATTCCTACTATAGTAGACATTGCTAAAAATATGGAAACGTATGTACGTCAAGCATATGAATCTAAATCATCAGATTTTAAGGCAGAGGTAACAGAAGAGCAGTATGTAAACTCTGAGATTATTCCTTTAATTAAATCACAGGTAAATAATTTAAAACGTGATTTACGTGAAACAGGAATGGAGTATATGTCTGACGATCCTTATTTAATAAGTCAAACACAATACAGGCGTATGTCACCTGACATTAGAAAGTATGCTACCGTAAAATTTATAGAACGAAATGACAGATCACCAGATGGATCAAGTGCCAGTGACCTACAGGAGATGGTCACAATAGGAAAAGCCTACAAAAAGGCAATACGATAACAAACAAGGGGAGCATTTAGCTCCCCCTTTTTTTATCTAGTGTCTCCACTTCCACCCAGTGTTCCCTTGTCCTTACGTTTATCTAGCTTGATTAAGTTTTGTGCAGCTATCATACCCAACGATAAGTTAAGATCACTAGCCAGTGCAGCACAGTACCACAGTACATCTCCTATCTCACTGGCTATGTCCTCTCGCCATGTCTCAGGTCTGTTCTCTGGCCCATCTCGTATAAGCTTCTTTACCTTGTTGGCTACCTCACCTGCCTCACCTGCCATGCCCAAGGCAGGATAGGTAATCCTGTGTTGTTCAGGATAGATTGCTGTACCTGATGCTGACCTTTGATATGAATTAAAATCAGACATGCCGTACCTCTCCTCCAGAAATTGATCTGCTTCTTGCTTTAAGTTCATTCCCCTTTACCCTTTTAAGTTGCTCAAAGTAGGCTTTATTAAACCCACGTAACCACTCCCGATGCTGCATGGTATCTTTATGGAATGGATTAAACACACGACCATGTTTAAAATCAGTATACCCTTTCTCATATTGAAACTTTAACGGTGCGTCATACTTGCCAAGGCCACGTTGTTTTCTAGTAAGTTGTTTCATATGTACTCCTTATGCTATGTTAATTAATTCAGCTTCTTTGTATGGAACGTGAAAGAACTTCTCACCTGCACGGATGTTTCGTCCACGTGCCTCTTTCAAACGATCCTCTGTTAGAGCAGTATCCTTGATACGGAAGACCTGCTTTAAGTCAGAACGGAATATATAAAAGTTAAGTACACCATTCTCCTTCTTGTACTTTTCTACCAAACGTTTCTTACGTTCTGGTATTCGTATCTCAGCCCAGTGATTAGGCCAGTCACCTTTCCATGCACGTTTGACCTCTGCTTCATTGAAGTAGGTGAAGTCCTTTTTAGTTGATACAACATCAACATTATAATCTTCTTTCACTTCACCTACGTCATGTCCTACACCCTTCAAGTAAGTTACAAGGGTGTCTTTGGCAACGTTGTCGTACTTGTCGTACCACGATTTATTAAATGGATGTTTGATCATATAAATCTCCTTTATGCTCCAATGTCTACAACTTCACAGACATCACCAGTGCAAGCAAACGTTTGACTTGAACTAGTACCGTCCTCTTTTTCATAGTCAGACAACAAAGACCAGTCAATAGCCTTTGGCATCTGCTTTAGTAATGCCTGATAATCTTCCTTAGTGCAATCCTGATATGGTGCTTGCTGATAAGTATGATCTGAGTGTGGTAAAAATGACACACCTGACATCTCATCAAAATGTTTGTACACAAATGCACCTACCTCTAACCATTCATCATCACGAACAGTACAGGTCACTGAGGGTTTATGCTCACACCAATGGCGTTGATACATTAACCATGTCTCTAGCTGCTCAACTGCTGTCATGTCATTACGAGTAACAGCTTTGTGTGGTGCTTTCATTGGAAAGCTAAACACTGTAGTAGTATCAGGATTAAATACACAAGGTTCAGCAGGTATACCCTGATCCTTCATCATGGTTGTAAGGGGATCGTTGTTGTCTCCTCTAACGGTTCTAACGTAATAGTCGTTATGACGTGCATGTATCCCACTGGCTGAGTCCACGAGCTGTGATACAGTTCCCGATGGTTTGTTGCACGATATTGCTGTACTAGGATTAATACCAAGGCGGTCAGCCCACATAGCATTAGTGTCAACTGCAACTTTACGTAAGTGTTCAAGTGTCTTATCCAATCCTTTGTTCTTTGTTGTCATTAATGGGTTGTCCATTACCCCTGTGAGAGACACACCGAGCAGTCGTTCTTCTTCTGTATTTCGTTGCCACACCTTTCGCAGATATGGGAACTTGGTGTATGTAGACTGTATAGTTCCAAGAATTGTAGCCAGTCTAACCTTTCGTTCCAAGTCTTCAATCGTGTCAGTGGCTCGTACCACAACCTCTGTAAGATTGCATACTTGGCCTGACCGTAAGATAATTTCACTACAAGGGTTAGTTCCGAACTCAAAGTTAGGATCACGTCTGCCATATTTCTCAGCTTGTTTCTTAGATGCTTCACGATTAAATATCCCCCTCTCACCTGACTTACTTTCTACTAGTGCCAACCACTCACGCATGAATGTCTCTGAATCTGGCTTGTCTGTATACGACACACTGTTATTAGCTAACGCCCTGTGTGCAGCCTCGTTCCACCATTGACCTGACTTAGCATGACGCATACGATCATCACTCAGGTTGCTCAGAGAGATCATGGCACTACGTCTAACACCACCGACTACAACTATCTGCCCAATGAAACACATCATGTCGTGACATTCAAGTGAACTAAGCTGCCTACCCTGTGCATTTTTAAATGTCTGTACTGTAAAGTTAAACAGATCAATCAAAGGTGCAGGTCCACTGGCTCTACCACCGAATGTCTTTAGTCGAGAACCTGCAGGACGTACTTTAGATACATCCCATTTAGGTATCTCCCCTGCCCATAGGAGTGCTAGTAGTTGCCGATAAGATTTAGCCCACCCTTCCTTACTGTCCTTTACCACAATGGTAGTATCACTGTCGAACAGTTGTGGTATCTCTGGAAGTTTAGAGATAAACTGTCTCTCGACACTGAAGCCAACCCCAGTGCCACACAGAAGTACAAACATTGCTTCATCAAAGGCATAGGGATGATCTACGTGAAGGTATGAACAATTGTACATACAAATGTTATCACGTTCTGCTGCTGCCCCTGCTGTCATCATTGCTCTCATGCTAGGCATTACATCTAAGCTAAGTATAGCATCACGTATTTGATTGATGTAACTATCATCCCCTACAATCTTACGTACAATGTTATCCATATAACGTTCTACTGTCTCACTCCAACTCTCTCGTCTTTGTTCTGTCTCTAGCCACCTAGCATAACGAGAGGTGTGTATAAATGCTTGGTAGTCTGTTGGTAAATAATTGTTCATGTTCTGTTTCCTCTCAATGCAAAATATAATCCACCCACCCAGAGCATTACGTGAAAGTTATCATATAGTATAACGTCCAATAAACTTTCTGGTTGAGCTATCCATATAACTCCTGTCATAATACAGCCGATAGTAAACCCACTAAACCTAGTTAGTATATCTCCTATCTCTGTTATCCAGTCAGTGAAATCTTTTATGTAAAAAAGACCACCAAATAATAATCCTATAGCTGCGCCTAGTTCTCCGTATGCAACTACCCACCATACCAAATAAGGTAAGTCAAAGGAAGCTGCTGTCTCTGCGTCCACTGGCATTTTATCTAAACCCTGTTGTGCAAATACAACAACTAAAGGTATACGTAATAACCAATGGCTCATACGAAACTCAGGCAGTCTCTTTAAAATTTTCATGTCTGCTCCTGTGTAATTATCTTCATGTTTCTAATTCTTATACCGTCCACATCGTGAATAAAATCATTCATTGCGTCCTCTATCTCTGGGTCAATGAAACCGTCCACAGGTATTGGGTACTCTTCCTCGTCAATATCTAATGTAAGAAATACTTTAACTATCATCAACCACCTCTATTAGTTTATTCAAATACCATTGGGCTTTCTTCAAGTCCTCTGATCCATTCTTGTACTTGTATCTCCACAGGTACTTCATAATATTACCCTGTAGATAGTACTCAAAACCTTCATCAGTAGCAGCACGAATGGCATCAATACATTCAATACCTGCTTGGTTATAATGCTTTGGACTATTCACAGGATCATCCAGTGTTATTGTATGCTCACCGTTTGTTAACGTTAATGTTTCTGCCATTCGTGTCTCCTTCTACTTAAAGTTTACTTTCAATACGTTTCCTTTTCGTTCAGTAACAACTGGCTTTTCACCCTCACCGAACTGTTCTTGTGCTAGTTTATAGAGTCTACTTCTAATCTCGTTGTCTTGCTCCATTAAAGGAATAGCAGATACTAGCATGTCTGTCAAGATACTAAGATGTGTATAATCAGTATCAGATAAATTATTTATTTCTGTTGTAACCTGACCTACATTAATATCTCCATTCCATTCACCGTCTTCCATAACAGGGGATATACGTATTATAAAATCGTTAGGGTCAAAGTTAATAAAGGTTTGTTCTTCTTCCATGTCATCTCCTTTTTATCTTTTCGTAAGGAAACTCTACAAGTTCTGGATGAAGGTCTTTACCTTTTTCTTTCAACCATTCCTCTGGAATAACCCTATCAGCATATAAGAAATTATTTCTATCACACCATAAAGCATACGTTGTCTTTGCACCCTTACTTAACTTACGTCTACTGTTCTCAAACACAAAACGTATGTCTAGGTTAGGGTGTTGTTTTTTTATATTCACATGCTTTCGTCTATCGTCTGTAGTAAATCTTCCCTTTGTTTCTATTATTAAACCGTTATGCAATATAAAGTCAGGAGTATAGGTGCGGTACATTAAGTCTTCCCATTCTATCTTGAGAGACTCATACTTGAAACGTACCTTTTTTTCTTTCAGATAGTCTTTGACTTTTATCTCTAGACCACTCCTATACCCCTGCTTTAAAGCATGTTTGAAACGTTTACCGTCCACTAGAACTTCCAGTGCCACTGTAATGGTTGACCAAAAGAAGAAGGTGCTATACCTAGTTCCTTTAGTTCTTGACGAACTGCTTCATCGGCATCCTTACGTGCTTGCATTGCTGTACGTAGCCCTGCATATTTAGCTTCTCGTAAGGCTTTCTTTTTCTCCGTGAGTTCTTGTTCCATCTCTTTGATGTTATCCTGTAACTCTTGGATTTCTGCATCGCCTATCATGTTTACTCCTCTATGTATGCCACTATCTTAGGGTCTTTTGCTTTTGACATTCGTGATGGCTCTTCCACCATGTTAGGCCAACACTCGTGTCGATAGTCGCAGAACTTGCAACCATCATTGAGTACCGTATTGCCTGTAGGTTTACCCCTAAAGAACTCAGGTACAGGGCTGAAGCATCGTTTGAACTCGTTCTTATTGACTGTCTCCACAGTCTGTCTGATCTTGTCCATCTCTGCTTCCATGTCAAGGTTGTCAGCAGGTACATACTTGATGCCACCGTTGGCTTTGTTGACTACCCACCAACCACCTACCTTCTTACCTGAAGCTTTAGCATAACCTGCTAACTGCCCGACATATCCAAACGAATCTCCTTTGGCTAACGTATCGTATGACTCAAACTTATTTCTGTAAGACCAATCTGATGCTGACTTTACATCATCAAGTGCACCGTCTACGATAAGATCATAACTCCCAGAAACAACAGTATCATTACTATCTCCCACTGGAAGGCTAACTTTATCAGTGTCTTCAAAAGCCACGTTAGACTCTTTAAGAACACCCTTAAAAACAGCCTCAACTATATCTCCTAACATCATGTTCATTACAAATGTAGTCGGCTTTGGTAATGCCGTTTCAGGTTTGTTCTTATCAAACCAGAGTTGGCAAGTAGGACGCCCAATGTTGGACATCCTTAACCTGAACTCACCACGTTTATTACCACTACCGAACTGACGTTTCAGTGCCTCTGCTACCTCACGTGCTACCGTGTCGATTGTTTCATCCGACATAGTAGACTTACCGTTGGCAGCATTTTCTAGGTACTGATGTATTGCTAGTTCAGCACGGTGATACATTACACAAAGTCCTCTGCGTCAATGTCTACGAACTCCTCTACAGTATCTGTATCTGTATCGTCATTCTTGTAGGCATTATCATTCCATGCAGACTTGATGTACTCATTATAGTTCTCAATCCATGCCATGAAATTAGCAAAGGTTTCTTGCTCACCATCACCCACCTCAAGTGTTTCACCTAAGTCAAGTGTAAATGTAGGTAAGTACCACACGTTACCGTTAGGCATTGACTGCTCTTCAGTAGACATTGATACGTTATGCTGTACTGGTAGCCTACGCATCTTGCCTAGCTTGTTGAAGATTACACCTGCACCTTTGAACGCATCACGATTCTCTATCTCGTAGATGAACGCCTGTGGTGACAACTCTACTGACTTACCTGTAGCATCTACAATGCCATGTAGTTCTACCGTACCAAACAGTACACGTACTCGTTTGATTTGACGTATCAAGTCTTGTGTCTTCTCAGGTAATGCCTTGAAGTCTTCAATGTAACCTGCAGGTTTACCACAGTTGAAGCCACCGTCATTGTCCTTCATGTCGTTGTTCAAGTCGTTAGCCATTAGTGTTTTGACGTAACGATTAGGTGTACTGTCACTACCTTTTACAAAACGTTTGTACATAAAACGTTGTAGGTATGGACGTATAGTAGCTGAAGTGGCGTAGTAAGTCGGACCATCTGGTATCTCCAACTTGTATGTACCACCTGACACAACCTCAACTTTAACCTTCTTACCATTGATGGTTTCCTCACCCATGATAGGTGAGTGATTGACACGCAATCTAGCAAGTGTACTGGCCTGAGACTTTTGTTGGGTGTCTACTGACATACCCATTGCCTCTGCCATTGCATTAAAGTTACCTGTGTTTATTGTTGATACTTGGTTCATGTATTCTCCTTTTCTGTTAAAACGAATCTTAGTTATATCACGACACATCTACGGTGTCAAGCCAATTGTTACCTATTTTTGCTTCTAATAATAAAGGTACGTTGAAGTCTAGTTTCCACTTACGATTTACTATTCCAAGAAGCTTATCATTGGCTGCATGTATTACTTTTAGTACTTTCTCCTTCTCGTTAGGATGCACATCAATAACAATAGAATCGTGTACTGTATTGACTATGCATGATTGCATTTGATTTATACCTAACATCTTATCAATGTATATGAGTGATATAGGTACGATGTCAGCAGTGGCAAAGGATTGAACAGGAAAGTTTTTAATCTGTGTGAAATATGTCACACTTCCATTTGATCTACGTACCACATCTGGAAATGAGAACTCACGTCCTGATGGTGTTTGTATCTTTCCTGTACCCAATGCTTCACGTGCCAATTCTTTGTGCCACTTAGCTATGCCAGAATACTTCTTGGTAAACTGTTCATAGTATGCAGCTTCAGCAGGTGTTCTGCCAAACCCACTTGCACCATATAAAGGTGCGAATGTATGAGACTTTGCATCTTGTCTGGAAATGTTTTGACCTGCATCAGAAATAACTTTGGCAGTGTAACTGTGTACATCAAAGCCTGTATTTACTTCATCAATTGCAATCTTATCCTGAGACAAGAACGCAGCCACTCGAAATTCTAACTGGGCAAAGTCGGCCTCAATTATTTTTCCGTTATCCCATCGTGACTTGAACACACGTTTGACTGGAAACGTACCGCCACGTGGCATGTTCTGCATGTTAGGGTTAGCCCCTGACAATCTACCAGTGGCAGTCCTGTGTTGCAGCAAGCTGACGTGCAGCTTACCGTCCTGTTTTACATAGTTGTTGATACCTTCCACAAAGCTTGATAGATATGTATCAACGGCAGACAACCTGCGAACTCGTTGTAAGAAGTCAACTGCGTCCTGCATATTACGTGATCTAGCCACACCTTCAAGGTATACAAGTCTGTCCTTGCTTGTGGCGAAACCGTTAGCTGAAATCCATTTTGAGGTGGGAGCATTGAACTTTAATCCCCCAACAGACGAATGAATATCCATAAATATATAACCTGAACTATCGCAGGTAGGACATTTATTTGTTCTTGCATATGGTGTTCCATTTTTCTTTACCTTTCTAATTTGTCCAGTGCCACCACAATCACGGCACTGCTTTGCTTTTTGCTTATACAACTTCTCTGAGTTGTTGTGTACCGTTGAACGATAGTCGGCATCACTCATGTACGGCTCAAATAAATCGGGCCATACCTTCTTATCCTTGGGCTTCTTGCTGTATATAACCCAAGACAATTGCTCTGGACTGTTGAGATTGATAGGACGATCACCCATTAGTTCACGTACCTGTTCTTCTAACTCGTGTGTCAATGTGTCACGTTCCTGTTCAAACTCTTTACGTACAGCTTCCAAAGCTTCCAAGTCAACTGCAAACCCACGTTGGTATATACGTGTAAGGTGTACAGCCAATTGATTGGTCAATCGGATCGTTCCTTCCAGTGAGTTGCAATCCTCGTACTGTATCCGCAAACGATCATACAATTGCTGAGTAGCATGTAGGTCAGCAGACAGGTAGTCAGATAACTCAGTATGATCCATATCACGTACAGACTTACCTGCCTTAAGCCACTCCTTGAGTGTGTCCTGTTTCTTAGTGTCAAGGTCGTACCTCTCAGCACATGCCTCAAGAGACAGAGGTTCTTTCTGTCCACGTTGCAATACATACTCACCTAGCATTGTGTCAAATATGTCACCCTCGTAGGTAAACCCTGACTCCCATAGCCAGATCAAGTCATGTGAAGCATTGTGCATAATCAGAAGGGCAGTCTCATCCAGTTTCTTTTGGACAATGTACCGCCCTTCTGTGGTAGGTTGTTGCTCTGAATGATCGAATGTTACAATGTCCTCGTGTCCAAGATCATCTAGCATACCCACCATAACCAATGTATTATCTGGCTCAAAAGGATCAAGGTGTAGCTTGTCATTCCGTTTGGTCACAGTGTTTTCTATGTCGAGTGTTAGTTTCATTTATCTAAATACCTTCTTGTTTTTAAGAAAATTCTTGTACCCACCACCAAAGACACTTCTCATAAAAAGATTTTCTTTGTGTTTTTTAAGGTTATTAACAGTCGAACTTTCCATTTTCCACTCCTCTCTTTTAAAAGGTATAACTTGCACAATAGGTGTGCCTCTAGTCCATATATCTCCTTCCTTGATCTCTTTATTGATGTAGAAAGGAAAGTTTATATTATGATAAACGTCTGTATCAACAACAGCAGGTAAAACCTCAATACTTCCTGTGTCTGAGTAGAAAGGTTTCATAAATAAACAAGAATATCCTTTTGGTGTTTCAATTGTCCAAGGGTTTATTAATTTGTACGATGTACGATCCTCAAAATGTGATGTCTTCACCTGTTCTTTAGAATGGTAGTCTACTATAGGTATATCTAAGTTACATTGCAATGAACAAAAATCATCGGATTCTTCATGTGCAAACATGTCTGAATGTAGAGGTATTATATAACCAGTACATAAATAGTCTAGTACAGGTGGACATGCCTTAATTGTCATAGGGCGTTGTACCTGCCTACCTTTAAATGCAACAGGACCATGTTGAGATTCTAACTTTTTGAACCAATCAGGTATTAATTTCTTTGCAGGAACAGGGTCTGGAATAACACCCTTTAACTCTGCATTAGTACTGAACTTTATTAGTTTCATAAATATATTCTCCTATAAGTCGTTGGGATGCCATTCATCCCAGTCATCATCTATTGTGTCGTTATCTAAGTTATAATACTCATCAAGCTCTTTGTCAAACTTTTTATTGTGTGCATACAAACTTAATGCATGTTCAACTTCGTCAATGCTTAGTCCTAATCTCTTAACAAAAGTGTTTAATCTTATCTCGTCAAACATATCTTTATGTGTCATGTAGTGTGCCTCCTCTTAGCTTTGCATAGAAAGCTCCCTCTGTGCTATTCAAAGAGGTAACTATATCTAGCAATTGCTGATATGATATATAAATAATTTGATGTTCATTTAGGTTAGGTTCAAACTGTCTTAAATAAACAGTGTCATCCTCACCTATCACCATCTCTACGTCCTCAAATCTATCAGTCTCATCTAATGATGTAACTATTGAGGCGTCTTTTTCAAACTCGACTGTGTACATTTATTAGCTTCCTCTCTTTCTTTGGCACGTTGTCGTTCTTCATCTGTCATGTGCCTAATTTCTTTTGAAATACCTTTACGTTTATCAATAAACCATTCTTTTAATTCACCTGCTGACCTACACGATTCTTTCGGGCAGGACGTATACTTAGTTGTGTCAAAGTATTCCTCACACAAATGACATTTAACTTCTTTATATCTTCTCATGGCTGTCTCCTAGAACATTGGGTTCATCATGCTGAATGTCTCGTACCATGATAGCCCTTCTAATGCTAACCACATACCCACAGGCACACCTAGTATAAATAATACACATAGTAGAAATGCCCAACCTAATCCTTTTGTTGTACAGTACTGCTCACTCATCGGTTATAAGCCGTCAATGCTATCCACGAATCAGGGAATAGTTTCCCCATCTCAGTACTAATATAATTAGCAACTAGCCGTGTCTCGTACTGTGAGTCCTCACTCTGTCTAAGCTTGCACATATCTGACCATGCATCCAGACTACCTGACCAGTACCACTCTGTCATGGTGCTCTGTGGCAGTACCATACGTGCTTGCTCTGGTGCAATACCTTCAGCAAGTAAGTCATTGTATGCTTTGTCACACCATACTGTGTGTTTAGCCAGTGTGCTTATGAGTTTGTAAGACAGTGCAATCTCTCCCTTACTACCCTGTTTCTTATCATCTGCACGTCCTCTCCATGTCATAGGAGAGTAGTACTCAGGTTTTTCATCTACATACCTACGGCTTACCTCGTTCCATCTAAGAAACTTATGCTTGACCAGTTGTCTTGCAACAAACACAGGTGCTTTGACATGGAAGGTAGCAAAGCAATGACCAAAGGGTGACATGTGTTTGTGTCGTGCAAGATATGATATAAGTATACTGTCTGACACAGTGAGGGTATTGTCTTCATCCCACCCACTCTTCTTGTTGAAGCTAACACGAGCAGAGTTTACTACAGTAAGGTCACTGCCCATGCTATCAATTAATGTTACGTCTATCATTGTACTATCCCTTACATTCTCGTATAGTTTTTAGTGCTACCTCTGGCGTTACCTTAAACCACTCCTGTGAAGTAGCAACATACTTCTTTAGTTTATCGTGTACCATACCCTCAAGAGTACGTTTGTCTTCACTATATACTTTACCATGTTCCATCACATCTTTATGTGGCGTCCATGTGTTTGCACCCTTTTTTCTTTTGTCTACATCAATGCTCATACCTATCTTAACATAGTCAGGATAAGCAGGTATACTAAGGACATATACATATCCAGTTTTTAACTCAGGCTCAGACCTACGAAACTCATACTTTGTTTTTACTAATCGTCTATGTTCACGTGATTTCTTTCTATTGTTATCACAGGTTCTACATATGTAACAGTTTTTTCTAAGGTTGCCTAACACGAGATTGTGTTGTCCTAACTCGTCACCGCAATGAATACATGATTTATCTAACTCATCATACGATGGATACTTCCGTACTTGTCCTGAGTTATCAGTGTACTCATACTGACCATCTTTAAATTCAACATTAAACATAATTAACTCCTTTCATTAAACCATGTACCTTGCAGTCTTGTATTCCAACTCGCAATGAACAACACCATGCCATCCAGATAGTTTGTTCTTCACAACATTCAAGTGACGTTGTGTGTCCTCTTCATCCTGACCATCAACCACTGGGTTCTTAGCAATCAATACCATGAGGTCAGCCTCTGCTGCCTTACCAGTACGTGAACCTTCCATCATACTCTGGTTGAGTAGTACCTTACCCTCTGCATCAGCAGATAGCTGAGACATGTAGAAGATAGCACAGTTGTGTGACTTGGCAATCTGTCGGGCATAGATAGCATTAGCTTTCAGTGCCTCGTCAGGTCTAGCAAAGCCACCAGTCCTAGCAAACTTGTCACCCATGTCGAGCACAACAATGTCAGGCTTGTACGACTTGCATACTGACTCCACCCATGCCATGTCACGATCAGATGCGTCCTTGATCTTGATGTTCTTCTTGACTGCATCATAAACGTCACGTGCTCTGGAAGGATTGTTCTTGACTTCCTGCATTGTCATACCTGTAGCTGCTGTAAGATACCTAGCACCAACACGGTGAGAAGCTTCCTCGTTACATAGTATAACACATCGTGCACCTTGATGGGCAAACCCATTAGGAGAGGCAATGAGAGAGGCGTGGAATGAGGTCTTACCTGTGTTAGGTCTAGCACCTATCTCAATCAGGTGTCCTGCATTGACGCCCTCTACCTTACGTGTCAAACTTGGTATGTTGAATGTCCACTGTGATTCCAAATCATTCTTGGCAAGCAGTGTATCAATCTCAATGTCATCCCACTCAATGTTTAGATCAGGTGTGAAGTCATCTGCATACCGTTCAAGTAAATCACGTAGTGGTTCGAGACTGTTCTTGTCTCCGTTCACGTAGTCAAACCCAAGGTTAGCAATGTCCTCGCCCACTACCTGTTGGAACAGCTTCGACAGCACCTCTTGTGCTACATCACCACCCATAGGTGACTCACGTTTAATCTGGTTGAATAAAGAACCATACGCCTGTTTCTGTGCTGTTGTCATGGTGGGATTGTTTGACATGAACAGTGCCTCAATCTCATCTGGTGTAACGGTACGTTCATAACGATCCATAGCCTTGTCGATAGCTTGCTTGATCTTACGAACATCCTTACTGAATAATCTGTCAGGGCATTTAGCACCACGATGTGATTCGTAGAACTCTCTGTCCATCAAGCTTCGTATTAATGATAATTCCATTTATATATCTCCTAGTGTGTTTAAGTTTTTAATGTCGGTAGGATTACGATACTTCAGGTCATCTATCAAACGTAATACCTTTACGTTATTAACATAACCACGTAACTCTTTAGCAAATTGCAGTGTCTTTGGTAATGCGTCAGGGTCAAGTGCAATAATAATCGTGTCGAACTGTGATAAGTACTTCTTATGTACCTCAGAGAGTGACGTACCCAACACTGCTACCCCGACATATACGTCACCCTCTGAGCATCCAGAACCGCCTGTCGCACCTACAATAGCTGCACTCACACAGTCCTCAACGACTACTCCAGTTTTACCACATCCAAATACATATGGCAAGGAGTTTTTTCCATATCTTTTCCACTTAGGTAACTTTTTCCCTAGTGCTCTACCTGTAGCATCCACCATGATATTGTTGTGCACCACAGGAAATACCACACGGTCTTCACGAACATCATACAACAAACCTAAGTTGGATGGATGCAATTCCCAATCCCTACAAAAGTTTTGTATCATGCTGTAGTCTTTTACTATCCACTCAGGTTTCTGAAAGGATACAGCTTCTGTTTCTTCAGCTACAGTACCAAGTGACTTACGAATGTCATCACTGGTAAGGTGAGTGCGTGTGCCACCCGACACACGACACCCTGCCTTGTAACAATTCCATACAAGTTGACCCATGTTATTGGTAGCTGTAAATGTTTTTACACCATTACATACTGGACAGTTAGTACGTCTAGTCTCTCCATTACCAATGTCCATATCACTTATATGATCTAATATATTAATCATGTATATCACTTTCTATGTTACTCGTTACACTCGATTGTACATAAGTATCTCTCTGTGTCAAGGCATTATTTGCACTTTCATATGTATGTTTCATATATGGTTTCACAGAAGACACATGTGTATGCCCTGTCACTGCCATAATTTGTGGCAACGGCACACCTTTGTCTACCATTTCTGTTACACCAGTCCTACGTATGTCCATAAGGCGTAGTTCCTCTGACAGTTTAGCCAGTCTCATTACCTTACGTCCAACCTTGGACAGTCTCTCCATAGCATACGGCTCAAACTTACCTGACCTTGGCTTTGGGTGTGGTACTACCCACTGTTGAAAACCAAAGTCAGCTTTCTGTTCTAGCAGCATGGCGTTGAGGTTGTCACTGATAGGTAGAAACACCTCTGCCCTACGTTTACTTTGCTCCATAGTAAGCTGCTGCTTTTTGAGGTCAAGGCAATCCCATGTAAGATTACGCATGTCTCCAAGCCTCTGACACCACTCATATGCCATGTGTACAATCAGCCCTAAGTTACGGTACTCAAAGTCACTGTATGCTACGTCAAGAAACTTGTTAACCTCACCATGTGTCCACACAACCTTACGTTGGTTCTGTTGCTTACGTTTGATCTTAGCAAATGGGTTCTGCTCTGCATGTTCCATCTGTATTGCATAGTTGTATATCCTACTAGCACAAGTAGCAGTATGATTAGCAAAACTAATACCACGTGACACCCATTCCTCATACGCAGCCTTGGCAATCTTAGATGTAACATCCTTGTACTTACGACAGCCCATTGTCTGATGTAAGATGGTGAGGAAATACCTGTAGTCGATCTTTGTAGAGTCACGTAACATATTGAAATCATTAGAAGAATAATAGAAGTTGATTAGGTCTGTAACCTTGCTGCTTGGCTTGATGCTCACAACCTTTGACTGTTCAACTCTCCAATCATCTATCTGTTTGTTTAACTCCTTGGCAAGTTGTTTACTTACACGTAGGTCATTACCTAACTCTTCACGTGACACGACACCTGCATTGACAAGTCTCTGTGGTGGGTTGAAACGATACGATGTGTCACCCGAAAGTGACACTCGTTGTTGTACAAATCTAGGCAGTGCTACCATTATACTGTCTCAATCCATTCTATATTTTCTGCTACCATTTCTTTTATTTGCTCCTTATTATCTGCATAAATTCTGATTACAAAGGCATACCAAGGCATGTCTACTCGTTTACTATACGTACCATCTGAATATCGTATAAGCTCATCCTGTTTAAGGATTTTTACATCATATCTTTTACGCATTAAGCAGCTTCCAACTGTATGAACTTCTTGTCTGATACCCATTTGGATACCTCTTGTTCACGTGACCACATGCTGATTGCCTGTGTGTCATTGCCAGTGTTACGTAGGTTGAAACCATTACGTTCATCAGCATAGGAAGCATAGTTAGTGAACGCAGAATACAATGCCCACTTGTTGTGACCACGTTGTGATGCCTCATGCAGATACAATTCATACATCCTCTCTGCCTTACGGTCAGACTTTATCATCTCGTCAAGCAATGACTTGATGTCGATGTACTTAGTGTCAGTCTCAGCCCACACTTGCATTTTAGCTGCCTCTGTATAGAAGTCAGTACGTGCTCGTTGTAGCTCACCTATAAAACTTTCCAAGGAAAAGTTCGAGGTGTTCTTCCTACGTATCTTATCAAACTCACCACGTATCATACCGTTGGTACAAAAGAAATCAATTGCCCCAAAGAATACTTGGTTACTGCATGACCCATCGACACCATGCAAAGCAATGATACGATTGCCAATGCTAGTCTCCATCTTGTCTGTCACGATAGGTACTTGCATGTCAGGCAGAGTAATGTCGAGCATTGACCATGCCCCATTACGTGCGGTTGACCACCTGTAATTGGCGTTTTCAATGTCACCGTCTGTTAACTCCTCTGTAATTGTATCATACATATTACGGTAGAAGTCACCGTGTGATGCACACTTGAACCCATCACCTACGATACCAAGGTAATCGCCAGTGTCTTGATTTATAACATATTTCTTGTCATTCATCTTTGTTGGTTCAAATTCTACATCAAAGTCTAAGTGTGTTGGAATATCAAATGGCATATATTTTCTCCTTTTCATTTGTTATATTGGCAACTGATAATTAGTTATATCATATTGCCCTTCCCTGTACTAGTAACGATAAGCTACTTGTAAAATATGTGTGACCCTAAAGTCACAGTGTGGTCGTAGTGCTTGCTCCAAAAGGGGCGAACATAATTGGCATGGTAGTAGATAGCCCCATCGGTATTGTCCTTGACATACCCATGCACTACCTTGTGTGCTACAAGTTGTGAGTAGAGCCATGCTCGTTTCTCTGTGGGTGTGTCGGACTTACCGTCACAGTACCAACTGAACTGGCATCTACCCAGTCCCTTCTCCAGACCCTGCCGCACCACCGTACATGCGTCATCTGGAAACCTGTCACTTGCTACACGATTGAGTACGACATGAGCCACTGCGTACTGTCCTTCCAATGGCTCACTACGTGCCTCGTAGTACACGTTAAGTGCAATACATGTAAGCATCTCAGCTATCATCCTATTCTCCTATGTTTGATGGTGCATACACTGCACCGTTGTATTGACTACCTGTCTTGGTGTCCGTTCCAAAGTCACATGATGCTAGTACAAGTAGTATACCAATGATCCAATACAAAGTAACCTTAGACCATTTGACAAAGGCATTGAATGTTTTCTTTGCCTCTATCTCTGCTGCTTCACTAGGCGTCATTCATCAACTCCTTCTGTTTACTTAAACCTTTTTCTAACATCTTGAGTGCCTCTGCCTTGTCTCCCCTTGCTAGGGTTTCATACGCCCATGACACCCAACTGTATGCTTCTGGGTCTATCTGTTCTGGGTCAGGTGCAGTCATCACTGGCTGTTGTGGTGGTGGAGACTGTGAATACGCCCCTACCTTGTGAACGTTTAGGAACTCAATGAGGTACTCCTTAGACACAGGCACTTCAACTTGCTCCCAATCTCTAGGAAAGTATCTTTGAGCATCTCTCTGAGTGCCAACCCACTGACCCTTACTTGACTTGTATAGTATCACTGTTGTGTCTCCACCTCTAGACAAGCCACTGTCTCTGACTTGTGTGTTATCATCTTAGCTGCCTTACTCAATTGTATCTGGCACTCTTCCAGTGTGGCATAGCTACCTAACTGGTAGTGCTCCACCGTCTGTGTACTGAACAACTGCATCCATATTAATACGTACATCATTATGCATACTCCTCTTCAAAATGAAACCATGATGGCACTGGACGGTTCGTCCACTTCATACTGAACCTACGTTGCTTGGTCATGTAGAACTTACGATAGCTTTTGATAGGCCAGTTCTCACCACTCTTGAGGTCAGTGTGCTCACTGAAACACTCAGGGTGCGGTGTCATGTCACCTTCAGGTATGTACTGTGCCGCATCTTGCAAGGCAAAGTAATGCTTGTTGGAAGCATGGCGTCTGCCATACCTGTAGCTGTACTCAGCTTGCATGTGGTCAAACAAGGCAAGGCCATAGTTGTAGTTGGCACGAGTTTTAGCTGCCCATATTGTACATGGGTGCTTCTGATGCACTGGCTTGTATAGGTCATGCTTCTCTGCATACTCAGGTGCATGTTGCCATACAGCAGTGCATAACATCTGTGCCTCTTCCAATGGCATCTTGACTATGTGCTTGTCACACAGTTCACGTGCAATCCATTCAGGTGTGTAGCTTATTAGAAATCTATTCATGTTAGTGTCTCCTTGGGTAATGGGTGGTTGCCCCAGTCATCGTGTGGATCATCAGGCGGCAACGGTTTCTCCTTGTTGGTCATCATCTTCTTTATACACTACTACACGTACATCAAAGATGCAATCTTCAATCATCACAACCTCTGATCGTAGCTTCACAGTGTCTCCCTCTGCTGCAAACTTACGCAAGTTCTTGATGCTAATACGTTTGTCACCTCTGCCTTTGGCTTTGTAGAATGTAACAGTTGTAGGGGTATTGTCCTCATACAATGAGTTCCAAGGCATCTTTTCACCTGCATCTAGCTCATCAAACGTGTGCTCTAGTTCCTCAGTTAGAAACTGCTGCACAGATTTGTTGGCATCTATTATGCTCTTGTCGAGCATGGTCTTAGTTAGTTTTATCTTGGCTTCCATTCGTACTCTCCTTTCATTGCACTTGAAATGGTGCTTCATGTATATAGGGTATCTCTTCGTACCCTTCAAGTTCATACTCACCACACTCAAGGAAGTCAATGTGTACTGCGTTAGGATTTGCCTCACGTGCCATCTTCATGGCGAACTCTGCCGCACTGTGCCAGTCCTTGATGGATGGGTACAGATCGTCAAGATTGATAAGGCTTTTGACACCATCAATCTCAACTACTATTTCATATCCGTTTACTATCATTGGTCTTCCTCTGGTGTGTGATACCACGCCCTGTCATCGTCAGGCATAACGTATGGACGATAGTGCTCTGGATAACCATTGTCATTTGTGGTTGGTCTAAAGTCAAATAGATTTTTCAATGTCCAAGACATTTCTTGTAGCTTACGCACCTTACCAAGGTCAGTGTCGAACATCTCTCCAAAGTCATGGACTATCTCATCTATGATGTGATACAGACCTAGTAGTTCTACTACCTCTTCACGAGTTAGCTCTGTCTTTACTGTTTTCTCTGTCATTATTGTACTCCTTCTGCTTGTATTGTTGGCATGTCATTGCCGTTTACATTTAACCATGCACGAAATGCTTTGTACACAGGTGCTTCATCTGGCATCTTAACAAAGCTATCATACTTGAATGGATTATACCCAATAGTATCTGCAAGATAGCTTGGACTATCTTTAAAGGCAGTGAGATTACCACGAACAAAGGCATGAACATTCTTCTTACGTTCACGCAGTACACGTTGTCTGCCACCTTCACGAACCACAAACTTTGGGTTCACAATGTGTACATCTTTTGCATGATGTATTACACGTCCAGTCTTACATGAACGGACAGAGAATACACGTCTGTGTAGATTAAAATATACTTCAACTTTCATTTTTATAATCCTTGATTATTTGTTTTGCAACGTTCTTGTATCGTGTGATGACGAGCACATACCCATCATCACCGTACACAGTGTACTTACCCTTATGACGTGTTATCACCATTAACCTGCGAAATGCCAGAACCTACGTTCTGTTTTTTGGTTGCGGTTATGCTCAACATATAGACTGTACTTGCCTACATGGTGTGCAGTCATGCACTTGTCACGATTGAATAGTGAGAAGCCACGAGACTTCCGACTACGTTTACGTAGCAAGCCTTTCTGTCCTAAGAAGTTAAAACGAAAGCCTTTAGTGCCATCATTGAGGGGTTTAGTAGCTAGTAATACAAACATAGTTTTCTCCTTTTTAGTTTGATAATTTTTGTGTTAAGCTTTTGTTTTTACGTGCAATTTTACGTAAACGTTTGTGCTCATCACGTTTAGGTTTCTGTCCAACATTGGACACTTTTTTGGTGCTTGCAAACTTAACAAAGTTTTGCATCTCGTAACGCATTATACTTCTCCTTCTTACTAGGCTTGCGTTTCGTGCCCTTCTTAGGTGGCACTACCTGTGGCGGTTTGCGTTGCTCTAGCATCGCCTTTGCCACTGGATTCGTTATATTTCTTTGCTTCAATTTCATGTCGTATTCCTTCCAATACATCTATAAGATGATCTAAACTGGCAGAGTATTTTTCAATGTGCATATTTCCCCAGTCACCATCATCAGGTATAATACCTACCTCTTGCATAGCAGCATCACCATTAAGCCTATCACTAGGTGTATCCCAGTGTTGGCATATAGATATTTTTGTAGTGCCATGCCAAACATTAATGTTGTTGTGTAAATCGTCCATCATAATTTTACCTCGCAATGTTATGTTGTCTACGCCATGCTACCCAAGTGATAGCTTGCATTTGATAGCCTTTGATACCCACCTTGTCAGCAGCTTTGTAGTAAGCTTCCGATATGGTTCTGTATTCCTTGACACCTACGTTACTGTTCTTGAGAACCCTACGTAGTCCATCATGTATGTTCTTAGCATGACCGTCAACTGTCACAACGTCAAGGCCAATGATATTGGCAAAGAACGCAGTAGTCTTAGGGCCATTGAGTTTAGCCATAATGGTTTTCTTACGAACCATTTTTTGTTCAAGCATTTCCCAAGCTTTCAGCTTGTTCTGTGGATAGGCTGACACAGTAACGTCATCCATTGCACCACCATTGGCAAAGCACTCGACTAGAATACGAGCAGCTTTGATGTTGATATTCCAACCTAAGTTGGGTGACAGTGCAGCAACTACACCGACAACAGTATTTATACTGATACCAAATTCCTTGGCTACCTTAGTGCTATCACGTTTGGCAATGGCGTACCATTTCATGCCATGCTTCACTTCGTCAGCAGTAGCCGACTTGTATACTTTTAGTATTTGTCTTACAGACATTATGCTTCCTCCGCATTTAGAGAGATTGCAGTAAATGAAAATGTATTATCCCATTCATCTGGTGTAATACCAGATATAAGAAACTCACGTTCATCAACTGATAAGTCAGGCAGTACATTTTGTATGCACTCATTACTACCTAGATATTTAGTAAACTGCTCATCAGTTACATTGATATCCATTGTATTGACGTTACCAGTTAATACTGATTTTCTTAATATTCTCATAATAAACTCCGTTTAAAGTGTCCAACATTGGACGGTTTCAGTTATAGTTTGTTAGTGTCTACATATGTTATATAACACTTTCACTAAAGTATCAAGTGTTATTTAACTATGTGACTACTAAAGTTCATCCATTCATATACATCACTAGGTAGTTGATTGCCATTACAATCACAAACACAACTAACATACTAGGTATTGCTTGTAACGTTCCAACTGTCATAGCAATCAAAAACAAAGTTACCATTGCCATACCATTAATCATAAACATTAAAAATGTAATCATTTTTATAACTCCTATGTTAGTGACAGCTTATGCTGCCACCTTGTTTGCTAAAGCTGCTTTTGACTGTAAGTCAGCAATGATTGTGTCAATGTCAATCTGGTGATCGTTGCAATGTGCAAAGATTGCGTCAACGATTGCAGTACGAGTATTGCCAAGTGAGAACGTTCCCTTGTCAACATCTACCCAACCAGTGTCCTTAACTCCGTTAGACTGTCCAACATTGGACGGTTCTGCTTTAGCAGTGGTTGGTTCAGCAGCAGCATCATCTGCTTTAGCAGCTTTACGCATTGCTGCTTGAAGAGCAGTTAGAGATGTGAAGCCCTTCTTTGAGGCTTCTATGAACTCTCGACATTCAACTTCGTTTTCAACGAACCACAAAGCTTCTGATCGTCTTCTACGATCTATTTTGTCAACATGATATGTTGCCAAGGTTTGTCTACTGATTTGACCACTATCTAGGCTAGACTGAGCCTTTAGCTCAACAAGTAGTTTGCCAAGCCTTGTGTCAAAGCCCTTGGCTTTTGTTGAGTCTTTCAGACTGTTAGTCTGTTTCCAAATGTTGTACAGGGCTTTGCCCTCTTTTACTAGAGTATCCAAAGAAGTTCCTTCTTGAGTTGTTTTGCTTACTGAGATTGAATTTGCCATGATTGGCCTCCTTTATCTATCTTCTGTTTTTATATGAGAAATGTATATCTCTCACAAATAGTGAGATATACTTTATCATTAAAAACGAATAGAAGATAGTATAAGTTGAATTTGCTGCTTCCTGTGATCCTCTGCGCCTGTCGTTTCACAGGTGACTGCAAAAAATATTTCATATATTTTTGAAGTACGTGTGCTAAACTCACGAGGCTTCTGGCCTAGGATTGCAAGATAACTGTGACAATTCTGCCACATCTTTAGATGTGAAGTGTCCAACGTTGGACAGTTGGATTGACTATTGGCAGAGCTATGCACGGCTTGTAGGATCATGCATCTGACCATCGTAGATGGTGGGTGGTGTATTTTAAGCATCGGCACTTGAACACACCTTTGGTGTGATATGTCAGCTATTCTTACACTCTTTAGAGTGGCAACTGATTCCATAACAGTTGTCGTAGACAAGTAAACTATTGAAACTAAACATATCTTTGATATGATGGTGAGATGAGACAGCAGATTTGATTTCACCACACGCCATGACGTTGCATGATGCACGGAATTGCGCAGTGAGAGCAGGGGTAGGCAAGGGCCAGTGGGGGTCACGTGGTATATATACATGTATACACACACAGATCAGGAAAATGGAGTGTTAACCACAATACGTATATACTGGTTTACATAGAACATGGTTCTGTAAAACATGGCAAATGAAGAACAGTATTCTTATTTTTACGATTAGGGGTTGACACGAGGAGTGAAATGTGTAAAACTATATATAACTAAACTAAGACTCACTTAAAGTGATACACTTAAATGTTATATACCTTAAATATAATTATACTAAACTAAGATACACTTATATGTAACACTATAAGTGAGCAGTATATTAATTATTTTTGTATAAATATTACGAAAGTTCTTGACAATGAGTAAAAAATCAGTAAAACTATATACTGACAATGTTCTTGAAGAGTTTTACAAACACGTACTTGACGGTAACATTGAAGATTTACATATTCCCCACAGTGATGTATACTATGTACGTGAGGCTGTACAGGCTCACTATGGTAAACCATTTACTTTAGAACATGTAGAGTGGGCGATGCGTATGGAAGGTTGGACAGATGGCAGTTCCTGAAAGAGTCAAAACTAAAATGAAAGCCGAAGGGCTGACAGGTGTTAATAAACCTAAACGTACACCGAAGCACCCAACTAAGTCTCATTGTGTTATGGCTAAAGAAGGAGACACGTATAAGTTTATTAGGTTTGGACAACAAGGAGTAAGTGGTGCAGGTAAAAATCCTACATCAGCAAAAGACAAAGCTCGTAAGAAGAGCTATTATGCAAGACACAATGCACAGGGTAAACCAACAAGTAAGCTAAGTGCAAAGTATTGGTCACACAAAGTTAAATGGTAAAAGGAATATATCATGGGATTATCTAGTATAGCAAAAAAGAAATTAAAGCAAAGAGCTAAAGATAGAGCAGAAGATAAAATTACAGAGAAAAAAGGTAGTATTGCTAAAAAGACTACAATAAGTGCAACTGATATTAAAGAAGCTAGTACTGCTAATGCAATGGATACAATGCAAAGGCGAATTGACGATATGCCAGACGGCACTCGTAAGAAAATGATGCAAGATATGTTAGATAATCAACGTACAAAATTTGAGTCAAAGCAAGCTTCAGATGTAGATAAAATGGAACGTAAGCAACAGCAGTCTGCACGAGATAAAAAAATGAAAGGTAATGTAACGTTACCTAGTCTACCTTTTAACAAAGGTGGAATGGCCTCACGTAAAGGTAACTATGATATGCGTAGAGGTGGCATGTTTATGAAATGATAGAGGCAGACCTACGTAGTTGGTCGCAGGAAGTACTTGAAGTAGCTAACCCTGCATTAAACGGACTACCTGCCTGTCCATATGCACGTGAAGCATGGAAGAAGAATAAGGTAGAAGTTGTAGAGACAGACCACATTGGCATTGAAACAATAGCACAAGCTAACAAGTTTAATGATCATCAATATGAATTAGTTGTAATTGCGTCTTACAAATTTCCTACCCCATATCAGTTTACAGAATTTATCGGGTTTCTTAATGATACGTACTCGTGGTGTGATCTACATGTAATGGGATTTCATCCAGAGTACGGAGCAGAAGAAGCTGACTTAGATTTTTTGTATGACCATGACTGGGCATCTAGCATAGACGAAGAGTATGCCATGATGTTTATCCAGTCTTTATCTCAGGTAGACGATGCAAGTTTAAAACTTGAGAAACTAGGATACTATGATGTGTATCCACACGAAGAGTATGAAGCTCTCGTATTAGAAAGAAGACAAAGGAGAAACCAACAATGGCAATGAAACCAAGAGCAATGAAGAAAAAGAAACCAATGATGCGTGGCGGTATGGCTAAAAAGCCTATGATGCGTGGTGGTGGTATGGCTAAAAAGAAAATGATGCGTGGCGGCATGGCAAAGAAAAAGAAATAAGGAAATATAAAATGAACAAATTACAACTTACCGTTGTTGCAACATGGATAGGTTTGGCTAGTTTAATGGCAGCTACAACTGTTCAAGCTAAAGACTTTACTATTGCAGGACAAACTATTTCTGCAGGAGCAGAGTCAGACATTAACTACATCACAGGTGTAGAAGAGTGGGATTGGACTGCAACACCATATGCATCATTTACTACCTCTATGGGTATAGGACTGTCAGTAGAAACTGAAATTGATATTCGTGGACTAGACGAAGATGAAATTTTTAAAGGCATGGACTGGGCAGCAGAGTATGCAGTAAGTGGCGTAACTTTATATACTGAAGTATCATCAGACCGTGACTGGGAATTTGGTGATATTACAGTAGGTGCTAAAGTTAAGTTCTAATGTGGATTGCATTTATGCTTTTGTGTACTGGACCTTCCGCATTAACTTGCGAGGTTATGGCTAAGACAGAGGCAACATTTTCTACAGAAGAAGCTTGTGTTCAAGAAGCAATGGTAGTGGCTAGGTATTTTCAACAACAGGGATACCTAGCAATACCAGAATGTAAAAAAATTAAAATGGGAGTTTCATTATGAAAATAGTTAAATGGATATGGCGATATTTAAAAAGAATAGTATGTGCACTAATAAATAAAAAATGTTGCCCTGAATGTAATTGTAAAGCATAACAATGCCTGTAGAAAAAGTAGAGGGTGGCTATCGTTGGGGTAAAACTGGTAAAGTCTACAAACGTAGGATTGACGCAGTTAAGCAAGGACAAGCTGCCAATGCTTCAGGTTATAATCAATATAGAAAGGGTGGATCAGTGAAAGCAGTACCAAAGGGAAACAAAGGACTAAGCAAACTACCAACAGGAGTTCGTAATAAAATGGGCTACATGAAAAAGGGTGGTGCAGTTAAGAAGATGAAACGTGGTGGAGTGGCAAAGAAAAAATGACACCAGAACAAATACAAAAGATAAGTGCTCTAGGTTACATAGTCGTAAACATGGGGCAGTATGTAGAGGACATGAACAAGAATGTTGTTGTCTCTAAAGATGTAGACGGTAATTGGGTTACTGATATAGAAGAAATAAAAACTATACTTGTACCTACAGAAACAATTAAAGTACGTGCACGTAATACTAAAGGTCACTACGTAAAGGACGATCCTGCTACACCAGAGAATGAAGCATGGACAACTAAAGTAGTTAAGAAACTTACACGTAAAAAGAAAAAAAAGTAAATGGTAACAGACGTTAAATATACCACCACTACAGAATCAGTTTCAGTTGCTGCCACTTCAGGTGGAGCAAGTGGTAATGTTTTATATACATGCCCTGCTAATCACGATGTAACTATTGACATGTTAATGGTTACTAATGGTGGTAACTCTAGTCAAAAGATTACTATAGAGTTTTATCATGCAGATGATACAACTTATCATAATTTTATAGAAGCAAAATCTGTTGCAGGTAATACTGCATTGAATGTTTTAGATGCAGCACGTATGCATCTTCATGCAGGTGATAAACTTGTATGTTCTAAAGATGGTGGTACATTTGATGTTACAATATCTGGAAGACTATATTTTAATCCTAACAGGTAAATGCATATCGGGGTTGCATTTTTATCTGTAGTATGTTATAACTATATATGATATAACTATCTCTGGTAGCTAACGTTACCGTTAACAAAGGAGATAGATATGTTAAAAAGATTATTCCATAAAATTATTGAAGCTAGAATTGAATCTGCAAAACGAAGAATTGCACGTGATCAATTATATAGCATGACCGATTCAGAGCTAAGAGATATAGGCATAGGTCGGTACGATATAGAAAGAGTTTTACGATATGGCTACAAAGTCTAAAGTAAATGCGGCAGGAAATTATACTAACCCTAGTATGCGTAGGAATTTGTTTAACCGCATTAAGTCAGGAACTAAAGGGGGCAAGGCAGGTCAGTGGTCTGCACGTAAAGCCCAAATGCTTGCAAAACAATATAAAGCCAAAGGTGGCGGCTACAAAAGCTAGAGGCTAAAAATGGACCCAGTTACAATTATTGGTGGGGCTACGGTTGCGTTCAATGCTCTCAAAAAGGGATTCCAATTTGGAAAAGACCTTCAAGAAATGGGCGGTCAGCTAAATCAGTGGGCTAGTAGCATGAGTGATCTAGCTTACTTAGAACAGAAAAATAAGAATCCCCCTTGGTGGAAAGCTATGGGAGGTTCTGTTGAAGCTGAAGCTCTAGAGATATTTACAGCTAAAAAGAAAGCACAGGCTATGAGACAAGAACTAAAAGACTGGATTAGTTTTACTTATGGCCCATCTGTTTGGGATGAGCTTGTAGCTACCGAAGGTAGGATACGTAAGCAAAAGAAAGATCAAGAGTACCGTAAAGCTGAAATACAGGAAGCTATAATTACATGGACAGTTACAGGTTTAATAATGGCTTCAGGAGTAGGTGCTTTAATATTTTTTGCGTGGTTGTTCAATGGCTAAAGCAAAATCACAACAAAGCCTCGACAAGTGGACAAAACAAAAGTGGAGAACTAAAAGTGGTAAACCTTCTACGCAAGGATCAAAAGCTACTGGTGAACGATACCTGCCAGAAGCAGCAATCAAAGGAATGTCTAGTTCCCAGTACGCAGCAAGCACTGCCAAGAAAAGAAAAGATACGGCAGCAGGTAAGCAGTTTTCTAAACAACCTAAAGCTGCGGCTAAAACTTCCAGACGTTACAGGAGATCATAGTTGGTGATAGATTTTGATATAGACGGTGACGGTAAAATCACAGCAGAAGAAATAGCAATGAAGGAACGTATGCTTGAGGTTGAGCTACGTGAAGAAAAAGCTGAGTCACAAAAGTTTATGGCGTGGGTAGCAATGGGAATGATGATTGTATTTACGGTTATCTTGTTTACTCCACTAATGACAGATACAAGAGTTCAAGCCCTAGCAGATTTGCTTGGGTTATTTTATATTGCACAGACAGGTGTGGTAGCAGCTTATATGGGAGCTACAGCTTACATGGCAGGAAAGCCAATGGGCAACAAGGTAGCAATGAAAAAGGACATGAGATGAGTTTTAGATTAAGTCAAAGATCAATGGATAGACTTGAGGGAGTACATCCACACATGACAGCAGTAGTTGAAAGAGCTATTCAATTAACAGGAGTAGACTTTGGAGTTACGCAGGGTGTAAGAACCTTAGACGAACAAAAGGCTAACGTAGCTGCAGGAAGATCACAGACAATGGCTAGTAAACATTTGTTACAGGACGACGGCTTTAGCCATGCGGTAGATGTGGTAGCTTATGTAGGACCAGATGTATCATGGGAACTAAATGTATATGACGATATATGTGACGCATTTAAAGAGGCAGCTAAAGAAGTAGGATGCAGCATTAAGTGGGGAGCAGCATGGAGTGAAGGTGACATTCGTACATACGAAGGATCGTCAGAGGACGCTATGATGGCATATGTAGATTTGCGTAGGTCACAAGGTCGTAGACCTTTTATTGACGCACCCCATTTTGAGTTGATGTAATGAGATGGTTATTACTCGTGCTATTTTTATCTTCTTGTGGTTTGAGTACTCTCCTTCCGCTAGGAGGATCAGGCGGTCCTACAGTAAATTCTAATGCACAGATAGGTGCAGAGAATAGACAGTCTGCTGTAAGTATTGAAGAGACTACATCTGTAGGAAGAGATATAATTACAAAAGAAATAGAAACAGGTATGGTTGGAAAACTAAACATTCAAAACATACCACCTTGGGTAATGATCCTGTTATTATTAGGATGGTTATTACCAACACCTACA